TGTTTTCATGCATAAACGGTGTATAAACGATGAATATTGCGTGCATATTGGCGTGAAAATGGATACGGAAATTGAAAACCGCGTAACTATGCGGATTGGCAGGCGCAGACATATGTATAAAACCCATATTTTGTGCACATGTCCGTACTGTAAAGCACTAAAGTGGAGGCCCCCGGGGGTGGTTACGAAAAGTGAGCGCCACCTGACGCCCGAACATTTCTCGCAAAATTTTATAACCGAGGGGTTAACGTAATCGAATACGCAAGCATATACCTGAGCGCTAATTCTACCGTGGATTTAGCGCTTTTTGTATTGCGGAAGGGTTAACGGAGGCCGGACGATTATAAACGATAAAACGACGCTAATTTTCACGGAGGTGTTAACATTGGATGACCGATACCTGCGCTGCCCTACGGATGACGGCGGGATGTACGACTATTACGTTCTGCACGACGGATTAATTTACGGAATGGCAAGCTGCGACGATGCGCTGTATCCGTTATCTGACGAAGAGGCGGAGGCATTCCGCAACGCACATATACCCTACGCCAAATCTGACCGTTGATTTAGGCATTTTTGTGTTTCCGGAGTATAAACGGTCATCCAGCGCAATCAAACGCTAAATCCACGCTAATTTTACGGAAGGAGGACGCAACCATGTCCGATAAGAAAAAAGCCGCCCTCGAAGCACGATTAGAGGGGCGCCAGATTAAAGCCGCGCTACTGTGCGTTGAGCGCGAGTTCGCAGCGGAAGACGAGCGCAAGTCATTCGATGAAATCGCGGAAGAAATCGGCATCAGCCGCCAATCGCTGTTTAAGTGGCGCACGCAAAACCGCGCCTTTATCGAATATGTCAATTATGTCGCGGATGATTTCCTAGCGTCTGAGCGTGCGTACGTCTACCGCCAGCTAATGAAGACGATAAACGGACCGCAGCCTAGTGTTAAGGGTATAGATCTCTACTTTAAGCGGCACGGTCTCATTACGCAGCAGGTCGCGGTCGAATCGAAAGACGCTACGTCAACGCGTTCGAACGAAGAGATCACGCAGGAACTCGAAGAATTGGACACGCTGCTGGCGGACGTCGACGGCGAAGAATAACGAAGGAGGTGCGTTCCAATCGCATTTGTCAACGATGCCTGGCTTGATAAAGCTGCGCGAGAAGAGCGCATCAAGCTCGTTAGTGAGCGCGCCAAGAAACTACGCGACCTAGTCAAAGCCGGCCGAGCAACAACATATCACGAAGAATCATTGCGCGCTACGATTGCGGAGTTAAAGCGGCTCAAACGTATCGATCGCGCTGAGTACGATTTGCTCTACTTCACATACGAATATTTCTCGGAGGACTTGAATCCGGGCAATCCCGATAACTTGATACCGGCCGGACAGAAATACGAAGACGCGGCGGAATTTCACCGGACATTGTGTTCGCTGCTGGACGATATCTCGCGCGGAGGAATCGAGTCTAACGTCGGCTGGTCGGTAGGACGGCGCCACGCCAAGACCGCCTACCTGTCGAACTCGTATCTATGTCACCAAGCGGTATATCGGCACAAGCATTATATCGTCGAGGTATCGGAGACAACGGACGTAGCCGGCGACTTTATTCAGTGGGCACGCAATCAGCTCGTATTCAACGAGAAGCTGCGCGAGGATTTCGGCGTCCTCCTTCATCCGCGAAAGTCGATGAACGAGACGGACAACAAGTACGAATTTATCACGCTAACCGGAACGAAGGTCGAAGCGAAGGGCATGGGTACGCAGATGCGCGGACTCCGCCACGGATCGCACCGGCCAGACTTGTTTTTGCTCGACGATTTGGAATCCGGCGACAATACGAACACGAAGGAATTGCGCGCGAAGAACCTTAACTGGTTCCGGACGGAGATGCTCGAGGCGTTAGGCTTCGGCGGCATTTGCGTATACATGGGAACCATCGTCCATTACGACTCGCTACTCAATCACGTACTGACCAAGCGTAAGGACTTTATCTCGCGTAAGTTTCCGGCGATTTTGCGTTGGTCTGAACGCGAAGACTTATGGCAGCAATGGCGCGAAATCTACAACGCGGACAGAGACGAAGCGAAAGACGAGGCCGACGATTTCTATGCGAAGAACGAAGCGGAAATGCTACGCGGTACAGAAGTATTGTGGCCGCAAGCCTACACGTACAAGTATTTCATGGAAAAGCGCGAGGCTATTGGAACCAAGGCGTTCAATCAGGAATATCTCGGCAATCCGATCGACGAGGAGTCGCAGGTATTTAAGCCGGAAGACTTCGTTTACTATACTGAGTCGGACATCGATATCAACACGCTTGAGATTTACGCCGGCATTGACTTCGCGATGGGCAAGGAGAAGGGCGACTATAGCGGCATCATATCGGTCGGCAAATCGGCGGCCGGCGTTTGCTACGTACTCGACGTTTTCCTTGAGCGCGTTCATCCGGACATATTGCTCGATACCGCGGTCGAAAAAACATTACGGTTTCAATACGATGGCCTGGCGGTAGAGGCGCAACAAGCGCAAGAATGGTTCGCGCAGAAGTTGGCGGAAGCCTTACAGAAGCGCGGATATCCAGCGCACACTCGCTTAAAGCAAATTAAGCAACGTACGCGAAAAAGCCTACGGATTGAGGCGCTACTGCCGGACATCCAGGCGGGCCGCATCCGATTCAAACGGGAACAGCGCTTGTTGCTCGAAATGTTCGAATTATATCCGAATCATAACCACGATGACGGACCGGATGCCTTGCAAATGGCCGTTTCTGCCGCGCTATCATCTTCCGGATATGTCCGGACAGCGCGCAAACGTACACGATAACTAAACGAAAGGAGGGCGTAAATGCTTACGAAACTCATAGCGCCATACGCGACGATTAGCGAAGACTTTTACGAGCGCCTTATTTTCTCTCCGCTGCAGCAGGCGTTAGGCGGCCAGACCTGGCGCCGGATCGACCGTCAGCTACGCGATTACGAATATTACGCCGGCAAGCAGCACGTAAATCCTGCGACCGGTCAGCTCGTAACCGCGAAGGAGATGCCGAGGCCGCCCGAATTGGATTACGATCCGATCCGTTTTCCGACGAACTATTTCAAATCGTTCATCGACAAGAAAGCGCGCTGGCTTATGGGCGGTCAACACGGTATTAACGTTCCGACTCCGCAAGAGCCGACGCCAGAGCAGGCGAAGGTTGCCGCAAGTTACGAGTCGTTGCTGTATCAGTTATGGCGCGAAAACAAGATGCGGACGTCCTTAACGAAAGCAGCTCGCGATTACCTTATCGCCCGCCGAGTCGTATGCAAGATCGTATTTGACACGAATACCGGCAAATTACGTTGGGTATGGCGGCCGGATACCGAATTTGTTCCCGTTTATTCCGACGAAGACATGACGCTGTTAATCGGCGGCCACTTCGTATCAGAACGCGAAGAGGACGGGCGGACACTCATCCGCAAAGAATCGTTTACGCTCGAAGGCGGAGCGTGCTATTACGAAGACGCCGAATATACGACGGACTTGAAACGCTACCGCACTATTACAGAGAAGGCGTCGATGGGAATCGATTTCCTTCCGCTTGTGGTGTTCGCGGTTCCCGGACTGTCTGGCGAGGAGATGGATACGTCAGAAATCGAAGCGATGCGCGCCGTTACCGATCGTCTTAACGCGATGAACGAGGATGCCGCCGATTCGCTTAAATTCGAAATGTTCGCGATGACGGCGCTCCTTAACGTGCCGGCCGGAACAGCGGAAAAGGTACAGATTGCGCCAGGCGCAGTTATCGAAGTGGTCGGCGGGATGGGCGGTACCGAGGCGAAACCAGACGTCAAACGGATTGAAGGTACGTTCTCCTGGTCCGCGGCATTCGACGGACAATATTCGCGATTGAAAGCGGCATTGCACGAGATCACATCGCTTCCTAACGTTGTGCCGCAGGAACTTAACTTCGGCGGACTCAATGGCGATGCGCTACACGTACTATTCCAATCGATCATACAGGAAACAGAAGAACACTGGCTCGAATGGCAGGACGGTCTGCAGGAGCTACATGAGAAGTCTATACGCTACCTTAAGGCGCGCCTCGATCGCGCTGTTTTTGCGTACGACAAATCGGTTGTACGGTCGATTAACGACTATACAAACGAGATTAAATTCGTTCTTCCGTTGCCGGATAACCGCAAATCACTCGTTGAGTTGTTGACGGAAGAAACCGCATCAGGATTCGAATCCATTGCCGGTGCTATGCGTCGTTTAGGCGTAGAGAATGTCGCGGCGAAAAAGCAAGAAATCGCAGGTGAGACGGCGGAAAGACGAGCGGAGACAGACCCGTACCAAGGAGGAAACGGTAGTGTCTAGGTTTTCAAACTCAACCGTCACGCATTTAGCCGGCGCTAATGCGGTCGATGCGCAGGCAGTTACGCCAAACAACAACGCTAATCTGACGCGCGGTGCTACGAAAGGGCTGTACGTTGGCGGTTCCGGCGATGTTGTCGTAGTCATGGCGGGCGGAAGCGAAGTCAAATTTACCGGATTGGCTGCCGGCATTGTCCATCCGCTATCGGTCGTACGCGTTAAAGCTACCGGAACAACGGCGGTCGGCATTGTCGCGGTGTACTAACGATGATTATCGGAGTAGGCGTAGGAATGAGCGCGGCCAAGGTAAACGCAGAGCCGCCGGTATTATTTGCGGATGACTTTAATCGTGCGGATGCCGCCACGTTAGGCGCACCGTGGTCCGTGTTCGCGGGAAGTTGGGGCATATCGGGTAACACTGCGAAGATTATCGCGAGTCCCGACTACGATCAGATTGTGTACGTTAACCTGCCTGGCGCGGACAAGGTATCCGTCAAAGCACACGTACAAATGGGCGCATCCGATGCGTCGATCATCGTCCGATACAATCCGGATTCACGCGATAACTTTTACCAATGGGGCAAGGACGGACGCCTATACAAGAACGTCGCCGGCGCTTGGAACGCGCTTGGTTCGTACAATCCGCCGAGCGGCATCGAGTGGGCCGAATTAGAGATCGTTCTTAACGGCGCTAATATTGACGCCTACTATAACGGTCTGAAAGTCGTATCTGCCACGGATACCGCTCTCATCGATAACAAGTGCTTCGGTATGCGCAACGGCAACGGAACAAGCGGCGTATGGGACGATTTCGAGATAAAGGCGGTGGCGCCGTGATTGTAACCGTACCGAAAATCGGGACCGGATCATTTGACGATCCAGTGCGTCCGGATACGGCGGCCGAATGGTGGCAGATCGTAGAAGAGAACGAAGACAGTTACGTTATCGAGATCCTCGAATAGCGTGACCGACTTACGGCATGTCGTTAAACTGGCGGTCATTTAACGTAATAGTCGACGGACTTTAAACGGAGGTATTGCGATGAAACAACGATTTAGATTACCGCTAGACCTGCAGTTATTTGCGGAGGAAGGCGGCGGCGAGGGCGGACAGGAAGGCGCAGAGCAAAAGCCGGCCAAAGTAGAACTTACTGCGGAACAACAGGCCGCGGTTGACGCGATGATTAAAGAACGTCTCGCTCGCCAGCAGAAGAAATTCGACGACGAGAAGGCGGCAGCAAAGGCGGAGGCCGAACGCATGGAACGCGAGAAAAACGAGGAGTACAAACGACTGTACCAAGACGCTCAAGCGGAACTCGACCGCGCTCGCACCGAAGCAAAAACGGCAGCACTCAACGCTACGAAAACGCAATTGCTGATTGAGGCCGGATATTCGGCGGAACAATTGGCTCGCGTTAGCAAGTACGTAATCGGCGAGGATGAGGACGCAATTAAGGCGAGTATTGCCGAAGTCATTGCGGACATGCCGCCGAAAGCAAACGGGGTCGACCCGAATCCGGGGAACGGCCGCAAGCCAGATCCGAAGCCAGGCGATTTAACTAACGTCGGCAAGACGCAGTATGAACGCTTGAAAGCCGCGGGTAAACTGCGCCGTTAATTGGATTCGTTGACATAACCAAAACCAAGGAGGAAAACAAATGCCAGCTTATAGCTTGAAAACATCTCAAACAGCATTCAGAGGCGGAAAGAACATTCTTGCGTCCGAGCATCTCCAATTTATCGAAGGTGGCGCAACGCTCGACGGTACGAAGTTTCCGGCCGGCACAGTCGAAGTAGGAACGCTCATCGCGCGCAACACTACATCCGGTAAATACGAGCCGTTCACAACCGCAATAGGCTTTGATAATTTCGGAATCTTGAACATCGACCTGGTATCTGACGGAGCTACAGATTTTGTTGTCGGCGAGGTAATCGTTCGCGGTTCCGTGTACGAAGCGAAGTTGCCGACGAACGCAGCACTCGCAGATTTCAAAGCAGTTACGCCAATGATTCGTTTCGTAACCCACATCTAAAAAGCAGGCGCCTTTCGAAAATCGGAGGCGTCTTTTTTACGCCCAAAAACACACATTAGGAGGAAATTTAAATGGCAGGTATCACATATCTTGAGCAATTCCAAAAACCCGCACTTCGCGGCTTGGTAGACGCAACACTGGCGGACAGAAACGAGGTTCCAACGCTTGGTGACCGTTTCCTTCCGGACGACCGCATCTTCTCTAATACCTTTGCGTACGACATCATCAAGAAATCCCAACACATTGGCGCAATGATCGGTTACGGCGCCGAGCCTCCGGTTGTAGACCGTGATGCAGTAGCGTCCAAAATGGGCGAAATTGCGAAGATGGGTCTGAAATACATCGCAACCGAAGAGGAATTGCTGATGCTGAATCAGGCTCGTAATGAAGGCGAAAAACAAGCAATCATCGATCGTCTGACGGTAAAAGGCGTAGACTTGGTCAACGCTCTCCTGCGTCGTGTTGACGTAATTAAAATGGAAGCACTGACGAAGGGCAACTTCTCTTACAACAAGAACGGCGTTAAAGTTGGCGTTGATTTCGGTATTCCTGCGGAAAACAAAGTCGCTTTGACAGGTACGGCAGCATGGTCCGACGCTAGCGCAGATGTTATCGGAGACCTTCTCGATTGGGTTGACGGATACTCCACTACTAACGGTAAAGCACCGGACGTAATCCTGATCTCGCGCGAAGTCCAAGCGCTGTTGCTGAAAAACTCCGTCATCGTTAACGAAGCGCGCGGCGCAAATAGCGGAGCAACTCGCGTTAGTGTCGACGAGCTGAACAGCGTTCTTGGTGGCTACGGTCTGCCTCCGGTTCAAATCGTTACTAACCGCAAGGTGACCGTTAAGGACATCTATACCGGCCAAGACGAAACAATCGAGTTTTTCCCGGTTAATCGCGTTGTAATGTTGTCCGAGGGTATCGGTAACTTCCTGTACGGTCCAACGGTTGAGAACGACTTCCAGCCTGGCGTTGTACTCGATGCTTACGATAAGAACGAGCCGATCGAATCCGTTCTGCGTACGGTAGCAGCCGGCTTCCCTGCGGTTGAAGCGCCATCTCTCATCTTCCACGCTGACGTTTACACTCCGTAATAATGGCTAACGTAAAGGTCGAAGTCCTCGACGCAGTAGTCGACGGCAAAGGTAAAGGCGCGGTTCTCGACGTGGAAGCGAAGACCGCGAAACACCTCGCCAGCATCGGCTATGTACGCGTAGTAGAGGAAAAGAAAGCGGAGAAGTCGGAAGATAAGCCCGCAGAAGCAACGAAATCCAAACGCGGCAAATAAGGAGGCGGCAGAATGGCGACATTGCCCGAATTAACTGAGCGCTTGGCCGCCCGTTTTCACAACGTTCCCGGCGTATTGCCTACGGATATCGATGCGTGGTTAACCGAGGCGCTCTATCAATACGGATACTCGCCGTTAACTGCCGCAGACATTCCAGACGACGAAACGCCGCTCGTTATAACGTTGGCGCAGATACAAGGCGCCCGATCGATCGCGTTCTCGGTTGCGCATTACTTCAAGTACACGGACGGCGAAGAGGCGGTAGATAAGACGATGGTCTCCGAACAGTACCGCAAACTCGCCGCCGATCTTGCTGCGGAGTATGAGCGCGAACGGGGCGTAATTATCGGCCGCAAATCGGCTTCAACGTTTAAGGTGATGCGTCGTATTGACCGCGATATGACGGTGCCGAGGCGTTATGGCTGGTGGTGGCGCCAGTGACGGAGAACGAGCGCAGGCTAAACGAATTATTGGCCGAATTGCATGACGCCTATCTCGAAGCGTCCGAGGACATGTCCGACACTGTCGTCAAGGATGTCGCAAGTACGCGCCTGCAGGTCGTGGATTTAATAGAGGAATACGCGAACAAGGACAATACGATAAGTCGATCGCGCGTCAATACTCTACTCCGCGACCTAGAGGCGGTCGAACGCGATATCCGCGACGTCACTGAATCGGCGTTAATCGGCGCGATGGAGGACAGCGCAGATATTGCGTATAGTGACGCTTTTACGGCGTTCCAGAAGGCGCTCGGCCTATCGGCTGATTTCGTTTTGACTGCGAAGGTGGCTGAAAGCGAGATCCTGTCCGGATTGAACGGGCGCAAGCCAACGCCTCGCAATATTGCGGAATACCTGGCGCAACGAACCGGGCCTGACGGATTAACGCTATCGAATCGCGTATGGCAGTTTGCCGGCGATCAGCGTGCGGAAATGGGTAACGTGCTGCGGCGCGGAATCATTCGCGGAGATACAACGACGAAGATGGTACGCGAGATACGAGAAGTATACGATACGGAAGCCTGGAAGGCGCGAAGACTCGCAATAACGGAGGCGAATACGGCATACAGAACCGCGATAGGTTATACGGCCGAGAAATCGAAATTCGTTAGCGCACTTCGCCTTATTCCCGGCGTCCATCAATCGGAGAAATGCGTATCGGTATCGCAACAGAACCGCCACGGACTCGGCGCCGGCATCTTCTTACCTGGTGACGCGGACATCTACAACATTCATCCGTACTGTACGGCCTATACGCAATACATCTTATCGGAGGAGGTGCGGTAATGTTAACGGACGCAGATGTCGAGTTTATACGCGCTAATCGGGCGGATATCAAGCAGCACCGCACCGAATCCGTAATCGTTGAGCACACAGACGGCCGCCAAACGGTCGCAAACGTCATATGGTCGGAGCCTCGTGTACCGAACGGAAGTCCGGCGCGAGCTGTCGGCGACTATTCGTTCGATAACAACGACTACCAGGCGTCATTCGATCCGGAAGTCGGTATTTACACCGCGCTTAAGATATGGCGCCATAATCAGCGGTACATTCTGACGGACATTGATGCGAGAGGACTCGGCGGATTAAATCGCTATGAATGCCGCCTGATGCTCGCGGTCACGGACGGTCAAAGTGTCACCGTTAAGCCAAGCGCAGTTGATGACGGATGGGGGCAGCCGATCGAGCTGCCAGCGTTTACGCTCGATTGCTTCGTTCAGGAAGAGACGCGAACCGTTGCGAATCAATACGGCGAAGAGGCCGTCGTTCAGCTCCGCATCGTACTCGAAGGATTGGCGCGCATCTCTTACCGCGATAAGATCCGGTATGTTAACGAGATCGGCGTAATCGTCGAGCGTGAACCGGTCCGGATTGCGGTTAAGCGGCGCGTAGATGGGACGCCTTTGATAACGGAGGTGTACGTCTAATGTCGATCGAGTTCGAGATGGACTTCGCTAAATTCGCGAAGCTGATGGACAAGGCGGGCGAGGCCGTCCAGGATGGCGCAGTCAATGGCGTTGAGGATGCGCTTGAATACTGGCAATTGAAGGCGACGAATATTGCGCCAATCGGCCGTTATAAAGGGCGCCGCGGCGGTAATCTACGCGCACGTATCGACCACACGACGCCGAAAGTTGGACCGGACGGTATAACGGGTTCCGTCGTAGCGAATGCGTTTAATAACGGCTTCAACTATTCGCTATATCTGCATGATGTGGCGGCCAAGAGCGGCGGAACAGCGCGCGAACCTGGAACGGTCCTCGACTTCTTAGAGCAGGCGAAGAACGACAGCGAAGCGCGTATGCACCGGTTAATTGAAGACGCAATCGAGGCGGAGCTGCAGCGGAAGGGGATGACGTAACTTGAGCGTAATAACGGACATGGTCGCGATTGAAGCGTATATCAAAGCGTTGTTCCCGACAGCAACGACCGGCAAGCAAGACGTGCCGCTGCAACCTCCGTCTAATTCGTTCTACGTGCGGATGATTGACGAAGACCGCGAGACGGAAACACGTTACCACTTCCGGATAGATCGCGCTTATCAAATCGTCCACGTTGCGAACAGGCCGGACACGGTGCTGGCGAATATGGATGCGCTAGGATCGGCGGTATATCAGTCGGAGTTGATCGAACATATCCGCGTCAATGCGTTTTCCGTATCACAGCCGGCCAAGACCGAAAACGGCCTATTCGTAATTATCGGCGTACTCGATACGAGCGTGAGAGAAGCGCGCAACCAAACGCAATATCCAAAAATTAATAACGTCAATGTACGACGGATTTAACGGGCGTCCCGAATTGGGGCGCTCTTTTTATACCCAAAAGGAGGTACTCACATGGCAGCAGGTCAATGGGACCCAACAGCGCTACCAAAGCGCCCAGGCATCTACATTAACTTCAAAGAAGCCGCGGCCGCTCAAATCAACGGAGGCGCACGCGGTACTGTCGCTATTCCGTTGTTGAGTTACGCAAATACAGCGACAGCCAAAACGTTTTACACGGTGGCATCCGAAGCAGAGGCCGCAGCACAGTTCGGACTCGCTAACGTTGAGTCGATTCTGCTCGCGCTTCAAGGCGGTGCGCGTGACGTTCTCGTCTACACGATGCCGACAGCTCCGGTCGAACAGGATTACGTTGATATGCGCGAAGCATTCGATACGCGGCCGTTCAACGTGTTCGTATTCGACGGCGAATCTGATCCGGTACAGCAGGCGGCAACTAAAACGTGGGTCGAACGCAATCGCGAGGAAGGAAAGCATTTCTTCGTTGTTATCGGTGGCGACGCGGCATCCGACGCAGATCCAACGGCCGGCATCGCACGGACAACGCTTAATAGCGACGACTATATCGTAAACGTGACGGTCGGCGGCGTTATCGGTACGGAGACATACACATCCGCAGAATACGCGCCGTGGGTGGCGGGCGACATCGCAGGCACTCCGATTAACGAATCGATTACGTACGATCCGGCACCGCTTGAGGACGTAAATAAACGCTTGACTAACGCACAGATAACGGCAGCGCTCGAAGCCGGTTCGCTTCTGCTCGTGCATGATGGCGCGAAAGTGAAAATCGAGAGCGGCGTCACTACCTCCGGTAAGAAAATTCGGAATATTCGCGCACGACAAGCGATTGCGACCGACATTACACGCACAGCTACCGACAACTACATCGGCAAATTGGACAACAATCCAAGCGGGCAGGCGGTTCTTATCGTCGCGATTAAAGCGTACCTCGAAACGCTGGAAGCAGAGGGCGTATTAATGAATCCGGTAGTCGCACTAGATCCGAACCGTCCGAGCGTTGGCGACTCCGTATTCCTCGTGATTGGATACATCGAAGTCGATAGCATCGAACGAATCTTCCTCACAATCAACATTTAAGGACGGTGAAAATAGATGGCAGTACCATTAGACGCAAAACGCGTCATTAGCGGAAACTTCGGAAAAGTGTACGATGTCGACGGTATGTGGCTCACGAATGTAACGTCGATCGAGGCTAACATCGAGATCGGCATGGAGGAGGTACGTCGTTCTGGAACGCGTTGGCTTGGAAATAAAACGACTACGCTTAAGGGTTCCGGCAGTATTGGCGGATACATGGTCACCTCCGAATGGACTGAGCGCATGAACCAAGTAACAGACGACGTGAGTTCGCCATTTGTCACAGAACTCATTGCGGAACTTGACGATCCGGAATCTTTCGGTGCGTATCGTGTGCGGTTGAAAAACGTCACATTTGACAATATCCCGGTAATCAACTTTGAGGTAGGCTCGCTAGTAGAACAGGAGTACACGTTTGTATTCTCCGGCTACGAAGTTATCGACGCAATTAGACCGAACTAATAACGCAAATAAACGACAAGAGGGCGGACTCCGGTTCGCTCCTTTTTAATTTCGGAGGGATAAACGCATGGCTAAAGGATTGGACGCGCTGCTCGGCGCAACGCTTGAACTTACGAAGGAAGTATATATCGCACGTTTGAAAACACATTTCACCATTAAAGCGCTCGGTAATGAGGATTTACGCAGAATCAATGACCGTGCATCGAAACCGGACGGTAAAGGCGGCATGGTAACGGACGACCGGATGTTTAACGCGCTGGTTGTGGTAAAAGGTTGCGTTGATCCGGACTTTAACGATAAGGCGCTTAAGTCTCACTACGAAGCGGTCGATGACGTTGATTGCGTTACAAAAGCGTTGTTGCCCGGTGAAATGGCAAAAGTGCTCCGCGCTATTCTCGATTTGTCTGGATTCGGTAATGAGGAAGAGCTAATCGAAGACGCAAAAAACTAATCAAGGCGGGGGGTGTCCCGTTCCTTCTTCATGTCATTTTCCAGCGGCACCATATCCCGCCTGATGAAATTTACGCAAAAGAAAAACGTCATCAAATCTTCCTGTTTGCGTCGATGCTCTTAGTCCTGGAAGACGAGGAAAAGGAACGGAAAACCGCAGAGAGAGCGCGAAATCGTGCGCAGGGAGGAGGGCGACGAGTAATTGGCATTTAATCTCGAAGGACGCATCCGAATTAAAGACGATGGCGCAAGCCGAACGCTAAGGGACTTAGAGAAGCAACTAGACCGCGCCAAAAAAGCAAGTTCGGAGTTTACGGACACCAATAAGATGCTCGCCAGAGCGCAGCAAGCCGCAAGTTCCGCCTCGACCAATGTAAAACGGGAATTGTCCGGAGTTGAACGCGCCACAAAGAACGCGGAAAAGGCGATGGACGGACTTAACTCGAAGGTTAAGAACGTTTTCCGCAGCATGGGCGCAGGCATCGGTAAGGGCGCGTTATTCGGCGGAATCGCAGCGCTCGGTACGGCGGCATACTTCGGTGGAAAGTCGCTTAGTAAGGCGATGGATTTCGAGGCGCAGATGTCCTCGATCGAGGCGTTAACGGGCGCGACCGAAAAGGAAATGGCGCAGATGCAGGCGCTCGCCCTTAAGATGGGCGCGGCTACGAAATACAACGCGTTAGAAGCTGCGCAAGCCATCGAAGAGCTGCTCAAGGCAGGTATACGGCCGGCAACCGTTCAATCAGGCGCATTGGAGGCGGCACTTAACCTCGCGACGGCTGGCGGACTTGATCTCGCAGCGGCTGCGGAAATTATGTCGACCGCGCTTAACGCGTTCCAGGAAGACGGCATGACAGCGGCACAAGCGGCGGACATTCTCGCAGGTACGGCGAATGCATCCGCAACAAGCGTCGAGGAATTGCGCTATTCCCTTTCGATGTCGTCGGCGGTTGCGGCCGGTCTCGGCATGAACTTCGAAGACGTTAACGTTGCGCTCGGCCTATTCGCGAACCGCGGCCTTAAAGGATCGGACGCCGGTACGTCATTGAAAACGATGCTTCAAACGCTACAGCCAGTAACGGACGAGCAAATCGAATTATTCCGCGCACTCGGACTCGTGACGGCGGACGGATCAAACCAGTTCTTCGACGCGGCCGGTAATATCAAATCGCTGAACGATATCGCGGGAACCTTACGTAAATCCATGGCGAAGTTGACGAACCAAGAGCGACAGCACGCGCTTAAACTCATGTTCGGTACAGACGCGGTACGTGCGGCTACGATCCTGTTTAAAGAGGGTTCGGAAGGCGTAGAAGAGTTCCGCGAGGAAATGTCGAAGGTCACAGCGCTCGATGTTGCGCGTAAGAAGATGGATAACGCGGCCGGTGCGGTTGAACAATTCCGCGGCGCGCTCGAAACGCTGCAGATTGCGGGCATGATGCCGATATTACCACTCGTTAAGGATCTCGCGAATGGAGCTGCGGATTTCATTGAGGCATACAGTCCGCAGATTACGGCCGGAATCCAATCGATGGTTGACCGTGCGAAAGCGTACATCAAGACGAATTTTACGGACAATCCGGAGTGGCAGAAGCTCACAACATTAGAGCAGAAGATAGCATTTACGTTCGATAAGTTTGGTGAAGCATTTAACCAATGGTGGTCATCTGACGGGGAATCGCTTGTAACTAAGGCAGCCACGAACATAACTAACGTTGTTGCGAACGTACTTGGAAACTCTCAGCCCCTTATTGATGCGGCCATAAAGTTGGGGGTAGGAATTGCCAACGGAATCCGCAAAGGAATTATGGACGCGTTTACTCTTCCGGAGTCCATTCTGAATCTAGTCCCTGGCGCAGAATCACCTCAAAAACAACGCCTAATAGATTTTAACAGTAAAATGGAATCCACTCCGGATAACGTTCCACTGCTTGGGGAAGGCGGCGTTATGCAGGCACCGACCAAGAAGAAAGGTTTCTTGGGCCTCGGGTTTAGTGGGGGAATCCAAAATGTCCCTTACAATAATATGCCGGCGAGATTGCACGCAGGCGAAGCTGTCTTGCCTCGTGAGGAAGCGAAAAGGTACAGAAATGAGCGCGGTGCCAATGGCGCAGGAACAGGCGGAGTAACGGTTAACGTGTACGGCCTAACTGTACGCGAAGAAGCAGATATCGAACGAATTGCAAAACGATTGGCATACGAAATGTCGCAATAAGGAGGCGAATACATGGCGCGAGGAAAGCCGCAGTTTTGGCTGAAATTTAATAACGGCGCAGAGGTGATGTGGTTACCGGTCAATCCGGACACAATTGCCGTAGCATCTGTGCACGGTTACGAAGACATCGAAGTCTCTAATCTCGGCGAGTATACCATTATCGGTAACGGCCGCCAGAAAGAGTTCACCCTGTCTTCTTTGTTTCCGCGTGATTATAACGCCTCCTTTTGCGAGCATCCGAGGTTATTAGATCCGTGGGAATACGTAAAGACAATCGAACGGTGGCAGCGGTCCGGAAAGCCTGTCCGCTATATCGTCACCAATACGCCGATTAACATCGCGGTCACAATTCGTAATTTCGAATACGAGGAGCGCGGCGGTGAGCCTGGCGATATTTATTATACGCTGGACCTTAAAGAGTACACGTTTATTAAAGTCGCAAAGAAGGGCGATCCAAACGCAAACAGTAGCGCAGCCGCACCGAAGGCCACAACGTCAGCGCAGCGGCCAAGTACGCGAGTTGTTCCGACGTCCTATACGGTTAAATCCGGCGACTCGCTCTTCAAGATCAGCGCGACGGTTTACGGTAAGGGCAACGATTGGCGGAAGATTTACGACGCGAATAAAAAGGCGATCGGTGCGAATCCGAACGTTATCCGGCCTGGGTTGAAGTTGGTGATACCGTAATGGCGACGAATATTCGCGTATTGTATGACGGCAAGTATTATATCGAACCGCTTGTTAAATCCGTCAAATGGTCCGGTGACGTAGCGAAGCCGCACCGTACGCTGCAGGTATCGTTATCCAATACGATAAATGGCGAGGAACAGGCGGTCGATATCGAAGTCGGCAAAGAGATCCGTTTCTATGCGGACGGGGCCGGCCTGTTCCGCGGCATCATATTCGAATACAACGTGAGCAATCGCGGCGACGCAACGCTGACCGCGCACGATGAGAACGTCTACCTCACGAAGAACGTAGATACGCGCAAATTCGTGAATATGACCGCGCAGGCCATCGTTAAGGAAATCGGCAAGGCATACGGCATCCCAACGGGTGATATCGCGGCGACAGGCTACGTTATACCGAAGCTGATACTGCGCAATATGACGCTGTGGGACATGATCGTTACCGCGCTAACTGAAACACGCAAGCAGAACGGTCGTAAATTCGTCCCGGTCGCGAGTAACGGAAAGCTCCATCTGCGCGAAAAGAAAGACGGAGCCGTGCGTTGGATGCTCGAAGACGGCGTTAATATTACGAGTGCCAGCCGGTCGCGGTCGATAGAGGAGACGCGTACATCCGTTAAGGTAATCGGTGGCGACGATAAGAAGCCGCTGACAGCTACGGAAACGGACGCGGCCATGGTAAAGCAGTACGGTCTTATGCAGCATTTAGAGCAGGCGGAGTCCGACCTTAAGCAATCCGCGATAACGCAGCTCGCCAAGCAACGACTAAAGGATCTCGCGAAAGTAAACGAAGAGGTATCGGTCGAGGCGCTCGGAATATCGGATGTCGTGGCCGGCACAGCCGTTTACGCGTTCGAGAGCATGACGGACCTGGTCGGCGGGTTTTACGTTAACGCGGATACTCATACGTTCCAGGGCGGCACGCACCTAATGGATGTCACGCTTTCCAAAACGGACGACTTGCCGAAATTGGAATACGAAGACGATCCGGTTAAGAAAGCCGAAGTTAAGAAGAAGAAAAAGAAAGCGGCCGGCAAGACGACCAAATCGAAGAAGACGAAAAAGCCGAGCGCATCGGATTTATTTATACAATCGATAAGCAATCGATAGGAGGTGCGGAGATTTGACGCAATTAATCGAAGGCAGCGGAATCAGCCAGTTTAAGGCGTTGATACAAACGCTAGGATACAACAAAGACGTAGATATCGAGTTTGCGACGGTAACAGCCGCGCCTCCTAATCTGCGCATCAAAATCGACAATATGCCGGTAGAATTGGACGCTGACGACCTCGTTATCTGCGAGCATCTTACGGAGCATACGCGCAAAGCTACGATAGACGGCGGTTCCGAGGTCGATATCGTTTACAGCGCAGCGTTGGCGACCGGAGATCGCGTAATCGTCGCGTCCAATGAGTCCGCGCAAGTGTACGTCATTCTCGACCGGATAGGAGGCGTATAGTATGGCGCTAAGTCCGCTAGAACCGGTTGATATCGCAGCAGAAGAGGTCGCAGATTTAACGGATGAGCAGCCGCTTAAGACATACGGACTCGACTTCGTTAACGGCGAGTTGGGCGGGACGGTTGACGGCATGACCGCGATTAAGCAATTCGTTGTCAAAGCGGTAAAGACGGCGCGATTCCGATTTACGATTTATGACGATGATTACGGTAGCGAGATCGAGGACCTTATCGGCTCGGATGCATCTGCAGAATTGTTGGATACAGAGGTGCCGCGTGTTATCGAGGAGGCGCTGCTCTACGATGACCGCATTGACGACGTATATGATTTCGAATTGACACGCGAGGGCGACCGCCTTTTCGTGTCTTTTTACATTGAGATAAACGAGGAAGTTATACCGATGGAGGTGACGATTTAATGGCGTATGAGGACCAAACGCAAGCCGCGATACAACAGCGGATGTTAGACGCGTCGCCTCCGGACATTGATAAGCGGCAAGGCTCGGTTACGTACGATTTGACGGCGCCAGCAGCGATCGAGATTGAGCGCGCATATGTCGAACTCGACGTCGTGCTGGCCGCAGGATTTGCGGATACAACTTACGGACCGTGGCTCGATATGCGAGCGCGAGAATACGGCCTGACACGTAAGCCTGCGGTTAAGGCAATCGGCTCGCTAACGTTCAGCGGTCCGGACGGAACCGTTATTCCTGCGGGAACAGTCGCGTCAACGGGCGGAGAGACTCCGGTCTATTTCGTAACGAAGGCGCCGGCCGCAATCGCAGGCGGAACGGTTACGGTCGCTGCAGAAGCGCAGGAAGGCGGAGCGGACGGAAATGCAGGCGCAGGCACGATTAACACTCTCATCGGCGATTTAGTCGGCGTCGTAACGGTTACAAACGGCACATTCTTCGAAGGCGGCGTCGATGCCGAATCCGATGCGTCGTTATTGGCGCGCTATCTCGAACGTGCAGGGCGTCCGGCTACGTCAGGCAACGCGAATCAATATCGGCAATGGGCGCTCGAAGTTCCTGGCGTATCTGATGCGCGAGTCTATCCGATATGGAACGGACCGGGAACGGTTAAAATCGTCCTGCTTGACGATGAGAAGACCGCGCCGGACTCGACGATTGTTAGCGCAGTTCAGGCGTACATTGATCCGACGCAAGACGGAACGGGCCAGGGCGTCGCTCCTATTGGCGCAGTCGCTACGGTGGCGGGCGCGGTAGAGGTTCCGATTAATACCGCGGTAAAAGTACAACTCGCTCCTGGCGCAACGACGGCGGAAGTACAGGCGCAAATTGAGGCGGGCGTACGCGCTTATCTGCAGAGCCTCGCGTTTACTGATCCGCTTGTACGTGTGACGCGGATCGCTAACGTAATCCTCGACATTCCGCCAGTCATTGACTACGAGAATCTTACGGTAAATGGTGGCGGAGCTAACATCGCGATCGCTGACGGAGAGGTTGCGGTATTAGGTACGGTGGTGGTGACGACGTGAACGAAGTAGCGAAGAGAATGCGCGACTATGTGCCGAAATACTATACGGAAATGCCGGTCGCCACGAACATACTCGACCGCGAAGCCGAAGAGATTGCGCGACTTGACGCCAGCATTGACGATGTCCTGGCGCAATTCTTTATCGAGACGGCAACGTGGGGGCTAACGCATTGGGAGCGTATCTTCGGCCTGACGACGGACTTAACGAAGACATACGCACAGCGGCGCGAGATCCTTCTGTCGAGACTGCGTGGCGTCGGCACGGTAACGGCGGAGCTTATCGAAAACGTCGCTCAAGCGTACGCAAACGGTGACGTAGACGTAGACATCAACGCGCCGGCATATACCGTCATTATCACGTTTGTCAGCTCGCTAGGCGTTCCGGATCAGATTGACGCGCTCAAGGCGGCCGTACGCGATACTACGCCGGCTCATCTTGCGATTGAGTACGTATTCCGTTTCTACACTTACGCGGAATTGGCGGCAGGCGGACGGACTTACGGGGATGTGGTGGCGACGGGCAAGACGTACGGCGAAATTTATAATCGGGGGTTGACGTAATATATGGCGCAAACAGCGAATTTAGGGCTACCGCTAATCGATGCGAATATGACGGCGGATGTACCGCGCGACATGAACGCGTTGGCCGAGGCGGTAGATACGGCGGTAACGGAGGCGGTCGAGGGCGTAACGGTGCCGGACGCTACGACTACACAGAAGGGCGTTGTGCAGCTTAACGATACGACGACAAGTACGAATAAGACGCAAGCTGGGACGGCTGATGCGGTTAGGCGTGCGTATGATCGAGGTAGCGAAGGCGTAACGGCAGCGGCGGCGGCACAAGCGAAGGCAGATGCGGCAGAGACTCCGGCAGGGGCACAGGCGAAAGCGAATACTGCGGAGACGAATGCGAAGAACGCAAGTTTACCGAGGACGGGTGGACTCCTATCAGGCGATGGTCCTATCTTCGGAATTGTTGGGGCTACTCATGCATACCAAGAGTATTATCCTAAAGGTATTGCGGCAGGGAGAAAGGCTTACACAGGGTTCGGAGGAGACCTTGCGGACTTTCATATCCAATGCTCCGGCGGTAATATTGTTTTTTTGGATGAGTCTGGACAGACAAGTGTAGCTGATTTAAAGTCCTCTGTCGCTAACGGGAAACAGGCGATCGCTACCGCCATTAGCGGCAAGGGAGTTCCGGCATCAGGTAGCGACGAGTTTGCGGTATTAGCGAATAAGATTTCGCAGATTAAGACGGGGATACAAGTGTCGTCGGGTAACTTGGCGGTCTCAACTGGGGCGAGAACCATATCGAATTTACCGTTTAAACCGCAGATATTAATAGTATATGGGAGAGCAGAAACTTTAATTAACTCAGGGTATCAGGCACGAGCACGCGGCTACGGAATCGCGTATAACCTTAGTGGTAGCAACACAATTGGTAACTCACTGCTGGCTGACCTATATCGGGATGGTTTTAGCATAGAAACTAATACACAGACACTAACAAACGTCGTATTTGGCGCAAATTCTGTGAGTTTTGATGGCATTACGGGAACGGTATCCCCTAATGGAACAGCGTATATCGTATTCGGAGTATAGGGAGGGAATAACGGATGAGAACAGTTGAACCGTTAGGTAGACGCTTCTTTTGGGTGAAGTCTACCGGAAATATAGTGGCGCAGCGGAACGAAATGTCCGCCGGCATCGAATCCACGAAAGAGGAAGATTTCGCAGTCTACGTGGAGTTAAAGCCGTACGAGCCGGACGCTATCGAAATGACCACGTTTGAACCCGGACAATATGCGGAAGAGTTCGCAACCGCGTCAAGTTGGCGCTTCAATCCGGACACAGGCGAAATCGAGTTCGCGTATCCCGATCCGACTAACCCTGAGCAACCGCCGGTATATCAACCGCCACTAACCGCACAAGTCGCGGAACTCAAGGCGGAAACGGCCGCACTTAACCTCGCAATCATCGACGTATGGGAAACACTCGCAGGAGGTGGCGTATAATGGCTACGATAATCAACTCGCTTAAGATCGCATACTCGACGGCAATATTCCGCCACGGCACGAAGACGTTTCCGGACATCTTCGCCAGTTATGTAGAGCCGGTCAAGGAATACGCGGCTGCAGAGTACGATATGGCGACGCTCGATCGTGCACTCGCTTCCGGATGGATAACGCAGGAAGAATATGACGCAACAGTGGCGCTGAAAGAACCGCAAGTATAAAGCCCTCGGATAAATTTCCGGGGGTTTTTGTTATATGGAAAGACGGAAGGAGTACGGAAATATGCCGGATCAGGACGAAGTAATCCAGCAGCTACAATCGCTGTCGGCCGAATTTGCGCGGCTGTCGGCGGCAAACGTGGCGGACGAAACGCGGTTAAAACTACTAGAGGAGACGCAAAAACGACATGACGACGAAATCCGCGAAATCAAGATATCAACGGGCGCGATGAAAGAGCACTATATGCAGATTCTCGGGCGGTTTGACTCGCTCGAAACGAAGTTGTTTACGCTACTACAACAAACACAGACGGACGGTGCGAAGGAAAGGACGGCGAATCAGCGCGCTTGGATATCGCTAATCAAATACGTTCTCGGCGGTACTATCATAGCGCTCATAACGTATGTGTTCACGAAAGGCGGCGTTTAATCAATGCGATATGTATCGAATCACATACCGAAAGATACTCCGCAAAATAGGCGTCCGGAATACTTCATGGCGCCTTCGACGATTACGATTCACAATACCGCTAACCTGACGTCAACAGCGGCGAACGAACGCAGTTGGCTAACGAATCCGGCAAATAAGGCTCAGGCATCGTATCACATTGTTGTCGACGAGCGCGAGGCTATCGAATGCATTCCGTTGAACGAGAGCGCCTGGCACGCGGGCGACGGCAGCGGCGCTAAGTCCGGCAACCGCACATCAATCGGCGTTGAAATATGCGAAAGTGGGAACTACGCGAAGACACTCGATAACGCTGCGTCATTGGTTGCGCAGATGTTAAAGGACCGGGGATGGGGCGTTGATCGATTGCGCCGCCATTTCGATTGGTCCGGCAAGATTTGTCCGCGGCTTATGTATGATGACGGAAAATGGACGGGCTGGTTCGCGTTCAAGGCGTCAGTACAACGTAAGCTGGACGAAATGAAAGGAGCAACGGCCAAAGTGGAAATTCCGAAAGCAACCGTCATGTACGACGGAGTTAAGGCGCAGGACGCCGTTATCATTGACGGCAGCGTGTACGTACCCTTGCGCTATATTGCCGAGAGAGTCGGCGCAAATGTGGCGTGGGACAATACGAAGAAAATCGCAACTATTACGTCTAAGGAGCGTGGTTAATATGAGTAAGTGGAAAAACTACGGAATGTGGGTATCGTTGACGGCTGCGGTATTGCTCGCGATTCAGGCGGTGGGCGGCATCTTCGGCTTTACGATTACGCCGGAACAGTATGACGAAGTTGTGGCCGCTGTTAACGCGGTGCTCGGCGTGCTGGTCGTCCTGGGCATCGTAAGCAATCCGAAAGAAGGCAACGGGTACACAGATAGCGAAAACGAATAAAATAAATGCGCCCATCGGCGGAGTTGATACGTATAGGATCGTATACACTTCGTTGGTGGGCGCTTTTCTTTGTTTGTGGTATTATTTAGGCGATAAGGGGGGGAAATAACTCAATGAAAAAGTACCTAACCAAAGAGAATATTGCAGGGGGAGTCCTTGTTTTAGTAGTTCTTTTCATAACGATACCTGCGATATTATCAATCGACATTCAGAACGAACCGCCGCAGCCTTCGATCCAGTACGGTATTGGTGACGAGTTAATTGACGGGCCTTTTGGTTTCACGATAACTGACGCCAAACGCGACGGAGAAGAGGTAACGCTGCATGTCCGGGCGAAGAATCACGGAAGCCAGGCCGAAGCGCTTTACGGAGGAAGTGTGCGTCTGGTAGACGTTAACGGCCGAATCTATGAGCACGCACTGGATACCGTTTCTAAGTTAACGGTTAATCCCGGGATGGAAACCGAGGGCAAAGTGACGTTTGAGGTGCCTGATGATGCGTACGGATTAAAGGCCGCGGTTAATTATGACGCGATCCAAAGTTCCGTAGATAAGGCTTTCGGAAATAAAGCCGAATATAAAACGATAAAACTCGAACTATAATCCACCAGGCCGCCGCTAATCAGGCGGTCTTTTCATGTCCGCTAAAACCTCCGCACCACGTCCGCCAATGTATCCGTGCATTAATACGCTTGCCTGCGCGGTCAAGTAATCGTCCAGCATTTCGAACACTCCGTGATAGCCGCGGCACATATAACGCGCTGCAATTCCGTATTTATTCCGCTCAGTATCGAACACTTTTATTCCGCGCTTCCGGCACTCCTGCTTGATTTCGTACAAGTCCGCCCTCGCCTGCTTAATCGCGTCATCAATCGCCAGTATATACGGATATGGCGTCCGAATCACGCCCGACTCGGCGATAACCTTCCGATCGCGTTCAAGCGCCGATATGATGAACGGCAGCACAATATACGGTTGTATTAACACGTAATCCTCCGAACTAATTAGCGGCGGCATGACGTTCACCTCCGAATGTTTGTTCGTATATTATAGCGCAATTTGCAGCGGATTACATCGACCAAAAATCGTCAGGCGACACGTTATCGCCGGTCAACTTTCGGACGGCAGCGATTAGTTTGCGCATAGTCGAACCGCTCGGGTAATATTCCGGCCGGCTGCAGACCCGCGTTAATGTGTCGCGGCCTAGTTTCGTTTCCTCGCGTATCCTCTCCTGCGGAATCCTCTTACGGTCCAAGTAGGCGCCGAATTTGCTGCGCTGTTTTCCGAGTCCCATACGATCACCTCATCCATAGCGTGGACAAGTCTAGCGAAATTTATACGACTCTATCCGCAAAAATGCGGAAAGATGACCAGGCCGTCGTACATATGTATTTAGCAAACGCGATTAAGGAGTGTGGTCGAAATGATTAACGCAGTACCGTTCGTCCAGATGGCGGTTGTTGGAGTGGCTTCGCATATGCTCGAGCGCAAGGTTGAACACGCAGGACATGGCGGAAAGGTTGTCTTTATCCGCCTGGCTACGTATGTAATTTACGGCGTAATAACTATGTATCAATGGCGCGACCTCTTCCGTTTTGCCGTCCGCATATTCGACCTGTGACGTATGCATTTACGTATACATCAACGTATGTATCGGTACTTATGTAATCGGCGTCTAAAGGCGCATAGTGGCGCGGTTTTACGAAACTGTTTAAAGCACGGCACCAAAGGAGGCGGGCTGAATGTTGGTAAGCGGAGCAGGCGGCGCGTTGGCGCTCGCTAAAGTAATCGGCGCAGGAGGATGCGGAATCGCAGCGTGGCAGTTGTGGCATACGTTTCCGGACCAAGTATTGCGGAGGTCACTCGTTAACGTCTTCCGGCGCGGCGACTTGTACTATAAGATACGCGGATTTCGCGGCCGAGAGGTGCGCAGCTATCCGACCATCTTACGCGTGAATACGTATCTCAACCGGATTGAGGCGGCGTTTCGATTACCGGTCGGAATGGACCCGTCACGCATAACGGAATCCGAGTGGTTATTTCGCCAGGTGTTCGGAGCTGATGCGGAGTTATCGCCGGTCAACGATGCGCGTACGTTCGTCCTACGTGTGTACACGGTCAATATGGCGGAGTTCGCGTACGATCCGGATGAGGTAACGGAAACGATTCGCGGTATGCGGTTACCGATATACGTCGGCAAATCGCGCACAGGCAACGTCGCGTACGAGATGGTCGACAATCCGCATCTACTCGTAGCCGGCGAAACGGGCAGCGGCAAGTCCGTCGCATTGCGCTCGATATTGACGACGCTCATCCGTCATAGCGGCGATAAGCTCGAACTATATTGCGCGGATCTCAAGCGGTCGGAGTTCCACGTATTTCGCGGAGTGGCCCGCGAAGTCGTAACGGATGTCGACGGATTGGAGCGCATTGTCCTCCGCCTGCAGCGTGAAATGCGGAAGCGTGGCGATCTCCTGGACGCGGAAGAGGTAGCGCACGTTGACGACTTACCTGCGAATAAGCGGCCGCCTTATATCGTTCTGGCAATCGATGAGGTGGCGCTATTGAAGCGTGAGAAAGACGTCATGGCCGCTGTAGAGGACGTCAGCACGATTGGGCGTGCCTTAGGCGTATTCCTTATCCTATCGATGCAGCGGCCGGATGCTGGCGTATTGGAGGGGCGCCTAAAGAACAATTTGACTGTGCGCATGGCCTTCCGTCATTCGGACGCGATTAACAGCCGCATAACGATCGGATCAGACGAAGCTGCGGCGATAATGGAGCGCGACAAGGGGCGCATGGTATTGAAGCTAAACGGATGCGAATACGTACAGGGACCGCACTTAACGTTGCCGGCTGCGCGCGAACTGCTTAAGGATTACAAAATTAATAATGCTAACGTTAATGTTATCAATAATAATCATGATATTAATAACGATGACGTAATCGAATTGGAGGTGCTGTAATGAATGCGCGTGACAAGGCGATAATCGCGGACATTGAGCGGTTTCGGTACCTAACTCGCGATGACATTGCGGAGCTGTACTTCGGTCATACGCGCCATCCCATAACGCAGACTAATCTCGTGCTCAAGCGATTGAGACGCGATGGATACGTTAAGTGTTCGACCGAGCGGCGCAAATACGTCTATTACGCTGCAGACCGGAAGTTAAAGGCGGACTCGCAGAAGGTGGCGCACTTCCTGGCGATCGCGGACTATTACAAGCGCATACGTGCCGTAGAGGAGCCGCGAGTATTCGAAGTTGAACCGAAACTTGGCGGAAAAGGACAGCCGGAGCCGGACGTATTTACGATATGGAAAGGCGCTCCGTGGTACGTAGAGATTCAGCGGTCGACCTATACGGATAAACAGATGGCGGAGAAGCTAAATCGCTATGAGGCGTACTACAATAGCGGAGAATGGAAGCGCGAGCCGTGGCAGCCGCAGAACCGTGCGATATTTCCGTACGTATGGATTATCGGAGCCGCGAAGTATAACGTCGGAGAGCGTCCGTTCCGCGTGTACCAGGCGAGCGTTGACGAGATGATGGCGCGTATAAAGCGGTGAGGAGGTCGCGTTAATACGACAAAATTGTGGCGTACTATTATGAACTTTACACCATATGAATATTTCACAATAGAATAAAATCAAGAGCCGGTCGTATCAAGCGAAAACTTGAACCCGGCTTTTCTGTGCATATGTGGATAACTTTTCTAAAATACTTGTGGGCAACTTTTTATGTCTATGTTATACTATGAATCAAGTTAATAGATTCGATTCGACAAAAACAAAGAAGCCCTTACCTTTTCCAAATCGACCATTACCGTTTAAGTGACCAACCGACCAAAGTTTATCACTTAAAGGTTTCCATGAGATCGAAGCGCAAAGTAAGGACTTCCGTAAATCATTAAGTTATGGGACAAGTATACCACATAACTAGTGAAAACGGAAGACTTTAGCGCGCTCAAATTTGGACAAGTATCGGTATCCAAAGAGGAGCGTTTTTATATGTTTAAATTTAAGTCCGCATCCGCATACTGGCAGTCTTTCTCCGAATATCAATCGTTCACAAACGTGGACGAAATGAACGCCGTGGTCAAGCGCTTCGTTTCCGTCTACGAACTCACTTCCGCAGCCGAGTCCGTCCTCAATACGATTAAACTCCACGCCAAGCGCTTCGTCGGCGTCTGCTGGCTCTATCGCGAGGAAATCGCACGTAAAGCCGGCGTATCCCTTTCGTCGGTTAACCGCGCGATCAAGGCGCTAAAGGAAACCGGCATCCTAACCGTTCACCACACGATACATACTAAACGCGGCGGCCAAACGCACAGCGTATACGTCATCAATCGCGAGTTTATAGGCGCAGAATTAGCGGCCATTGAACCGGCGAATGAATCCGCGAATGAATCACCGTACGAGTCCGAAAAAGTGGCCGAGATGCCGCGCCAGGCCGAGGTTTCCGCGAGTCAGCCGCAAGTACATAAGAACTTAGATACAAACTCACATAAAACATTAAAAGATAAAACCAATTCGATAAAAATCGATAATAACGAGCCTGACGTTGATGACGTTTTAAAATCGGTCCCAACGGAATTTATCGCAATCATGAAGCCGTATTATGACGGATCTCCTGACGTTATTGCTGCGCGCTGGAAAACCGTCTGCGTTGCGATTAAGAAGAGTTGCGTTGATATGACGAATGCTTCGTGGGATACGATCGGACAAGCCTGGCGCGATGTCGTGCGTCAGTATAAACAGCGCAAGATCCGCAATTCGAGCGATGACGGACTTGGCGGCTACTTCTACCGGGTGCTTTGCGATTACCTGCTTGACGATTATTTGCGCAAGGTTTGGGGTTAGTTTCAGCGTGCCCAATTACGCCGAACTTTAAACACTACGTAATCGTTTATGTTGACGTTGACGTACGCATCGCGTTATACTATTCGCAAACACCGCGAAAGAGGATGTGGATAAATTGGCGAAGATTATCACGTTCGGCATACAGAAAGGCGGCAGCTCGAAAACGACAACAAGCGGAGTCGTGGCGTATTTGTTGAGCGAAGAGTATCGCGTATTGGCTGTCGACATGGATTCGCAAGGCAATCTTACGGAATTATTGACGCAACAAGACATATACGATTTCCAAGGCGTAACGGTTTTCGAAGCGCTCAAGGCGCAGGACGCGCGGGAATACATACATAAAATTACGGACAAGCTGCACATATTGGCCGCGAACGACTTGCTGGCGACGTTCTCGAAGTGGCTGTATAACGGAGGTTATCACGGAAACCCTTCGCTAGTGCTTGCGGAAACATTAGCGACGGTGGCCGATCAATACGATTACATTATCGTGGACACTCCGCCAGCACTCGGCGAGCAGACGATAAATGCGCTCGCAGCGTCCGACCATGTTGTCGCGATGTTCGAAGCGAGCAAATTCTGCTATACGGCGTTGTCGCGCTTCCTGGAAACGTGCGTACACGTTCAGCAGCTACCGGAAGTTAATATGGAGATCGTCGGCATACTCCGCGGCATGATTGATTCGCGACGTACGGATAATAAGGCGCTCCTGCAGATCGTAGGCGACGAGTACGGCGATTTGTGCTTCGATACGATTCTAACGCGGACTGCGGCTGCCGGCCGGATCAGTATTAACGGATTCCTGGATAACCCGGAATTAAACGTCGCGGTTACTCAATATCGAGACTTCTTAAAGGAGTTGATTGAACGTGTCAACAAATAAACTGGATCAGATTAAGGCGAAGATAGCCGGTGGAACGAAGTCGGACGTACATGCGCAATTATTAAGCGCTGATAATACGCGCAAGAAACGCACGCCCAAGCCGAAGTTTGAGGAAACGCACACGCGTAAAACGTTTTGGATTCGCAATGATATCGCCGCAATGGTTGACGAAGAAATCCAGGCGGAGCGCGGCGCCATGACTGCGATCATTAACGAGCTGCTGGACGAATATTTTAAACGTAATCGTTGACGTCAACGTAATCGTAATGATAATTATGAGCGGAGGGTTTAGCGTGAGGGAATTCAATTATGTAGCCAACAGAGAGAAGATTAACGAGCTTACTGATGTTGTTATTGCGTTGCGGCATTATGTCGAAAAGACTGAGCAACTATTTAAAGATCATCCTGATGGGGATTCTCACATCAATCGCGTGAGGACTACGTTATTGAAATACGAAACGGAGCTGCACAAACACCGCTCATTAGAGAAAACACATATCGTCTAATCGTAACGCTCATCTCTTCGGAGGTGGGCGTTATTTTTTTGCGCAAAATGTGCGGATCGCAATCGACCGTCGTTGATGTTAGTGTACGCGGAAAAATTTAGCGGCAGGCTGTACGGTTTCCGATTGGCGTCCGTCTAGGTATGTGTAAGTCGCGAAATTAATTTACGCAAAAGTGTGCGAGACGCACTCGTAAGGGAACATATTCGGTAGAAGGCGAAAGGGAGGCGATAAGATAAACGCTGATCGAGCGAAACAGGCAATCGTTCGAACGACGCATTTGCACTATTTCACACAAACAGGAAACCGACGCACAAATCCGCGCCAACCCACCGTTATCAAATCGGGACATTTCCGGTCCCGTGGAGTTGGCGTAAAATTACCGCAGATTTAGGCGCAGATATATCCGGACAGCATAAACGTACCCGATCGCAGCCAGAACGCCTAAATCGCCGCTGAAATTTGGCCGCAGGTATATGCGCAGGATTCGTGCGGAGGTGGCGCGGCGGAAATCGGCCGGATCATCGTTGTCTTCTCTCTCTCTTTTAAGAGCCTACGCGCCGTTAATCCCTTGTTAATACCGATAATGAAACGGATTTTCGTTTCGTTGTCGGAGTTATTACGAACGTAAGTGAGTAATAACTAGATCTTAAGTTCTTAGATCTTTAAGATCTTAAAAGATTTATAAAATAGCACATCGACGCCGACTTGTCAACACTTATTTTTATAGCGCCATTTATTTGCACTATTTCACACAATTATAGGAGGGATCACGTTATGAACGAAAACAAACGCACTGCTGTTATGGTCACGCTGCCCATTATTCCGAAGGAGGTTGCGGAAGTAATCGAAAAACTTCGCCGGAACCCCGACTACGGTGACGCATTTATTTGCGACTTAGCTTCGCGCACAGGAGGCGGACTTCACAACGATACGATTACGTTGCGCCTAATACCGTTCGACACGCTCCTATCCGCACTAGTCAACGGATACGTCGTCGAGAAGTCCGCGGAGGAGCTGGCGCACGAGTGTATCCGCGCAGAGTATCGATATTATTGCGGAGATCCATACGGAAGAGGCGCGCGACACGGTATTATCTACACGCTCGAAACGTTCGGCATCAAAATCGAAGGGGTGAACGCATGAACACGAAATTTAACGTATATATCACGCAAAACTACCGCCTAACAACGGATGAAACGAAGACAGCGCCAGCCCAACAATTCATCCTACAGCGCCGCCACATCGTCGACCCTACGAAATCGCCCGCCTACGCGCCGCCTGCAGACGGATCGCCACCGCCACCGGTTCGCGAAACGTGGAAGGATGACGGATTCTATACGTACAATAGCGCCGGCATTACCGCGGCCACTAAGACGGCTATTCTGCGCGATACGAACGTTAGTCGTGCGGAGACATTGTCGGAGGCGCTCGCTATCTATGCGGAAGAGACAGCGCGGTTAGCTGACGCGATTAATGCCGCGTTAAGCCTTACGGGGCGTCAGCCCGAACATTAGCGGCGAAATAGGCGCGTTGGGCGTGCGGTAGGGTTAACGGAAGGGCAAGGGGAGAAGGCGCTGGAATGGCACTTAAAATTAGCGAGAAGGGGAGCGATTAAGTGAAAACGGTAAATGTAACGTACTTTAAGCCGAGCGGAAAATACTACACGCAAGAGACCGTAGAGTTACCGGAAGGTGTGTGCGGATATGATGCGTTGTTCCATGAATTACCGAAGCATCACCGCATTAAGGGCATGTTCATGCTCGTTCAGAATAGCGAACCGGCTGGCGAAGAAAAGGAACCGTATATCGTTCCGCATCTATTTCACCCGAAGGAGGTGTCCGCAGAATGACACGCGAACAAATTATCGATAAATGGGAGACGCTCGATCCACGCGCACGTGACGCATGGGTGGCGCTCGCTGTTTTTAAATGGCGTATCATGGGCGATCAAATATTTCCGCCAGAAGGCGAACAGTTACGCAGCAGTAAGGTCCAGTATGAGGACGGTAGGTTCTCGATTATATTACCGAATTACACGACAGACATTGCCGCAGCGTGGACAGTTGTCGACGAAAGCGCGAAATGGGGCGGAATGCAGATCGGATGTTACGGAAAACCGGACGCTCGTTATTACGAAGTGTACACATATACGGACACACATCCGTATTCATATCCGATTGATATTACGAAAGAGACCGCACCGGAAGCGATCGGACTCGCGGCAATCATTGCGAAATTATCGACGGCAAAATGAGCGAAGTTTATTCGCTCTGTGTGATTCCGCGCGGCTTCCGTATAGCTATATAAGAGCAAAAAATTTCCCCGAAGGGTGTGAACGGTAAATGGACGTATTGAATACGACAGGCGGCGGACTAAGCGCTCCGCAAATAATCGTAGCGATATGCACAGCAATTCTCTCGATCTTGCTATGGGCGGTAGGACTATATAGCTTGATACGCAAGGAAACCGGCAACGCAGCCGGAAATTTAATCTGCGCAATACTTATCGGAGGAGTCACGCTATTAGTTCTAGCGGACGACAATGGGCGCGAGCCAATCCGCCACGAAGTCACACTCCGCCCAGGCCACGTTATCGACGCGACGAAATACGAAATCGTCGAGCAGCGCGGGAAGATTTACGTTATTGAGGAACGGGAGGTGGGCGAATAATGGACGATATGAGGGCGCTGTTTCTCGAATGGCTAAACGAAGACCATTGCGCAAGATGCGGACGAAATCTAGTCGTTCCAGGATACGATTGGTGCGCGGAATGTCGGCCGGAATTACTCAACGGGGAGGTGGGCGAATAGATGGCGCGTAATGACGAATGGTGCGACTTTTGCGATGACCGCCTAAAGGCCGTAGCGGTTAAATCGCCAGTAACCGGACGTGAGTACGATATCTGCAAACAGTGCGCGGTAATGTGTACGTATCCAAGAATCGAGGAGGAATCGGAATGAACACGGACCAACAACGTAACGAAGCCGCAGCGATCGCGCAGGAAATCGAGCGCCAGTTGGACGCCGCGCTTGAGCTGCGGACGGTTGACGGGATCTTGCGATATTATGGGCGGAAAGGGTGAGCGTACGTCTCCCGTGAAATGAGCGTAAAAGTACGTACGGATGAGATACCGCGAGAATTAAAGAGATCGCGCCTGTCGATAAGCGTTTCCGGATAGTTGCGAAAAAGCGAAGTTTTACCTGGTAAAAGCGGAAATATTTTTTCTTAAATCGGACTTATACCTGGTAAAACCGGAAATTTTCGATACCTACGCGCGAGCGATTTCGAATGTGAAAACGGCCGAATATGACGTTCGACCAATCGGACAGACACGAAATATAATCAAATCCAAGCGGAAGAGGTGCAAACGGAATGACAACGGAAAATAAGCGTGACCTTGCGGCAGACCTGGCGATATGCGAGGCGGCGACAGATGGCGCGGATATGTGCGTGGGCGATACGGATGTACATTTATCGTATTGGCAACCGCTACTTTCGGAGGACGAGCAGTATCCGATTATTGCGCGGTTTGAGAAGACGGAAGACGCGCTCTTATTCGTCGAATCACGCGAAGGCTGGCCGGAAGCAATACGGAGGGCAATGACGGCCGAGGCGGAGGTTGAGCGGTTGAGGAACGGCGTTAATCACCTACGAAATAGTATAACCGTTGAATTGGAGGCGGCGAGATCATCCGCGTATATAACCGACTGTACATTCGTACATGAGAACGGACTGGAAGATATGTTGCGGAAGATAGAACGGTACATTCTGTTGGAGGTGGGTTCAGATGTGGCGGAGTAAACTGCGGAAGAAGTACGATTTTCTTTGCGTAGCCCTTGATGACGCGCGAAAGTCGCGTGACCAGGCGGAGGAGCGCGCCATAAATTATTCCCGCAATTGGTACGAATGCAGAATCAAAAATATTCGACTGCAGAAGGAGAACGCACGCCTCCGCGATGCACTCGAACAAATCGCAGGCGCTACGATGTCGCAATACGCATCCGTCGACGATATGGCTCGCGATATTAAACGGAAGGCAAGGGAGGCGCTAAGTAATGGCGAAAAGTCCACGCAAGAAAATAACGGCCGATGAGCGCAAGGACTGGCGAAACCTTCCGCTCGAACACTGGAACACGCTCTCGGTGCAGACGATGGTTGCGGATCTCAATCGCGAACATTACGGTGTCGAGAAATACGTTCCGAATCGCGGATACGGATACGAACAGGGCGTAATCAAACGCGTGCTCAACGAATACGGCGCGGAGGCTGTACGCGAAACGATCGAGCGCTCCTTCGCCGAATATCGGCCGAGCGCTGACTATCCGCAATTAACGGCCGGCTTTCTGCTGACGTATATGCTGCCGCGTATCATGCCGCGTGTGCTGGCGGAAATGGAGACGGCCAAAAGGCGCCAGGCTGCGGAGAGCGAGGCGCCAAGTATTAGCGAGTTGGTCGATTGGTTATGATTGCGTGTCGTCAACGAACTCGACAACGTCTTCTATGCGGCAGTTAAGGTATTCGCAAATCAAAGCCAGCGTTTCGAGTGAAACAAATCGATCCATATTTAGGACGGATACGGTAGAGCGTGAGACAACGTCATTCTTGTACAAGTCAGACATTTTCATATCTCGGTCTACTACTAATTTTCTTAGAGGTTTATAGCTTGGGAACAAAGGCATAATTACACCTTCCTATATGTATAAGTTTGTCTATTATATCATATATGATGGAACCAACGTCAATATGTAGCAAAAGTCACAAAAAGTGATTGACATCTCCGTCATATAGGTTTAAAGTAGCATCATAAGAAATATTTACCTCTTCGGCCATCAGCGCCAACCTTCGCATTACACGCGGACATCCTCGACCGTCCGCCCACGCACCAAAACCTCCGCCTAAAACGATCACGGACCCAGCGTACCTCTTACGCAGATCCGGCGACAGCTTTGCCGACCTCCAAAACGGCAGGGCAGCGCGAGGTTATTTCGCGTTAAAGGAGATACGTTAATGAAAACGTTAATCGACCGAATTGACTTCGCAGAAAAGAAAGCCGCGGCTCCTATACGGAATCAGTACCGGCAGAAGCGTCTGTCCGCGTATATGGCCGCAATAATCCGAATGGTAAAGGTGGAACGCAAATGAAAGTCGTAGATTTCATCGAATGCCCGCCGCGCATCTTCTTATTCCTCGCGGACCTGTCACGCAATAACACGAATCTTAGACGCATGTGGTTACGAAATTACCTACGCGTCACGAACGGAGGCGGTTGCGATTAATCACAGCGCAAATTGTATCTTAAGCGGACCCTGTACGCTCGCTGATACGGATAAGTGCAATCGGATGTGTCCGTCATATGTCGCGATGCACGGTTATGCCGGCGATGGCGGACGAGTAGGAGCGGCGGGCCTGCCGTCAGAATACCGGCACCTTACCGTTAACAACTCGCCAGCACGCGCCGGACAAGCTGACGTATACGTTGCCGTAGACAAATACGTAGACACGTTTAAGACGGGCGATCGCGTCAAGTCGCTGTACTTGTATAGCGCGGAGCCTGGAACGGGTAAGACGACGACGGCTGCCGCACTCCTTAACGAATATCTGACCGCACACTATATCGGATGTCTGCAGCGCGGCGAGACTCCGCTTGAGCGTCCGGCTTTCTTTCTCGATGTCAACGCCTGGCAGAAAGATTTTAACGCGTTCAATCGTCCGCGCGTTCCGGAAGAGATCGCGGAGCCGGCCGCAGCACGCTATTACCGTACGATGACGATCGCGTCGAAAGTTCCGTTTCTGGTCCTCGACGATATCGGGGTACGTGACGCAAGTGACGCGTTTCGTGCGGATCTGCATTCCGTAGTTAATGATCGGACCGCGAACGGATTAACTGACGTATACACTTCGAATATTCCGATGGCGGACATGCTGCGGCTGTTTGACGCCAGGATTGCGGACCGTATACGCGACATGTGCGGCGAGATTCATTTCGTAGGCAAATCGAAAAGGGGGCGGAGATAGCGAATGACTTGCGAACTATTTGTATCGAAAGTAATCGATGAGAATAACGTAGCCGCGTTTAAGGAGTTCGGCATTGAGCCGGAGAGTTTCGCGACGCCGCTCGAGTCTAGCGTGGTTAAGTTTACGCTCGATTATGCGAAGGAAAACGGAGGAAGTGCACCAAGTTACGCGACGATCGTTACGAATTTCCCCGACTTCATGTATGTTCCAAGCGTTACGGACTCATTCGAATATTTGGCACGAAAAATTAAGGAAAAGGAAGGAAAACAGAGGATTGCGGAGTTGATCAACAAAGAACTCCCTACGTTATACGATTCCTCAGATTCTGACACGGTAATTTCTACCTTGCAGGAGAGACTTCAATCGATTAAAATGGGAACATCAGTTCGTTGCCAAAAGGGAATTAACGTTAAAGAATCGGCAACGACATTTCTAGAAGAGTATGAGAAGCGCCGAAAAGGCGAGTCATTTAAAATTTGGCGGAGTAAGTTTCCGTCTATAAATAAAGCGATCGGAGGCGGATACATTAGCGGCAACGTTTACGCATGGTTCGGCCGGTCTGGTCGCGGTAAGTCCGTTGTAACGATGGAGGACGGAATCGAGTCCGCAGCTCAAGGCGCAAATGTTCTCGTGTGGGCGATGGAGATGTCGCGCTATGAGTGGTTAGCCCGCGCTTACTCATCGTTATCAGCGCGCCAGGGCTTAGTTACCGCAATGATTGACGGCGCGAAATACGAGGCCGGCTTCGAGAACCGCGCGCTATTAACCGGCAACCTGTCGCCAGAGTTCGAAGAAGGATTGCGCACATTTGCGACTACGCTGCCGGACACGCTCGCGGGTAACATAACGCTTCGTGCCGTAGACGATGCGGATTTTAGTGTCCGTACGATCCGTGAGCTTGAGGCGGACATTCGGCGGACAAAGGCGGACGTCGTCGTAATCGATCCGATCTATTATATGGATTTCGAGGCGAATACATCGCGTACGACAGGCGGAGACGTGGCAGCGACCTCGATCGCCTTACGTAGAGTGGCCGGAGCAACAGGCGCGGTTATCCACGTTATAACCCAGGCGGAGGAAGATGCGTCGGAAAAGACGGACGGTATTCGCGAGTTGAAGCCGCCAAAACGTGCGGAAGTCATGAAGAGTAAGGCGATCCTGCAGGACGCGGCGCTCCTTATTGGCGTCGACACATTAGCGCAGGAAGGGCGCGGAATACTCGAACTCGGTAAGGGACGGAATGGCGGAGAGGATACGCAGGTCGAAATCGTGTTTCTACCTAATTACGGGATCGTCCGCGAGTTCGAAACCGGACAAGCCGCCGCACAACAATTTGCGTTCTAGCGTGGGATTTCGGACAACTTTCGTATAGCTATATAAGGGAGGCGTAAACATGACAATCGAATCTGTTGCTAATGCCGTAAAGGAGCTGGCCGGTCTCTTCAACTGTTCGTATGAAGACGTATGGAGACGGTATATGCATCCCGCGATCACTGACGGTTTCACTTTCGAGGAGGTATTTCCGCACATTAACGGAGAAGGCGTATGAACATTCCAATCGACGTACGCGCCGAACTCGAACTCTTCGAATGGGAGCGTGCAACTTGGACGCATGACCGCTTAATCGCCGTATCACCGTTCCGCTATGACCGCACGCCATCATTCTACGTTTATACTGCGGACACGGCCGACGCTAAATCCGGCTATTGGGGCGATCCTGGCGCACGCGATCCGGAATGGCAACGTGGCGGCATCGTTAAGCTGCTGGCCTTCCTACGCAACGAAACGCCGGCCGAAACGCTTGAGTATTTGCGCGATAAGTACGGAGAGGACACGAGCGCCAACTCGGACGGACTTCCGCAACTTAAACCGCTGAGACTCACGCAGGAGACGGCGCGACGGTACCGACCGCTCGATAGCGCGATTCTCGACCACTACAAGTGGCGCCATCCGTATTTAGGCGAGCGCAGCATTAGCGAACCGGTCCAACGGCTCATGCGCATCGGATTCGACCGCGAAAGGAATGCCGTAGTTATTCCGTGGTTCAATCCGGACGGAAGTCTCGGCGCGATCAAGTATAGGCGCGTAGATACGAAGGTCTTCTGGTACGAACGAGGCGGACGGCCAATCCGCGACATGCTCTACGGAATCGATGTCGTGTATGCGAGGCGGCTGCGTAAGGTGGCGCTAGTGGAGGCGGAGGTTGACGCTATGACGTTGATGTCGGCTGGAATACCCGCGATAGCAACCGGTGGCGCTACGTCCTGGAACGCCGGTAAGCGCGATATGATAGCGAGGTCACCGATCGAGGAGGTCGTGATTCTGCGCGATGTGGACGCTGCAGGCCGGCAATGGCGTAATCGAATCGTGGCGGACTTGCGCGGGAGTGTAGGCGTATCTATTGCGATAGTACCAAGTTACGTGAAGGATGCGAACGAGTTAGCGAGAATAAAGGGACTTACTGCCCTAAACAATAGTTACAAAAACGCAATTTATATCGACACTTTACACAGACATGTTATATAATGGAAGTCACCGTGCAGGATTGTGGACGAGATGCCTGCGCAGGAACGAAAGTTCCTACGGGTAGCGCTACCGCCATTTCCAAACGTAAAGGTCAACCGGTTCGACGCCGAGAGCGCCTGATACTATTATGGCAATCCGGAGAGGCATATCTTTTGTCCGCATTGTATCGTACGAGGATAACGTTGATTTGCTTATCCCTGTGCGGCGAGATAGTTCGCCTAATGACCAGCCTTTTTCGCTAGCAAGATCGGAGATACGGCAGCGCACGGCAACAGGTACCATGTGTGCGCTCCTCCAAGTCGGTGTTAGAAATTTTACCCAAAAATAATTTTAGCATATTTTTCATTTCAAAGTGTACGGTTTTGGATTGAAGTACGTCTAAGTATATGTAACGCACAAAATTGAAAAGAGGTGAGTTGTTTGAGTCTTGAAAAACTGAATAAAGCGTTCCAGGAGTACAAAGCCAACTCTTGCGAAGAGTCACTAGTCTTGATGTACAAGATCGCAAGGAAAGTATTCCTCATTCCAAATCGCGGGAAATTAATCACCATGGGATACATAGACCCGAATGATGCGGACACGATTTTTGATGATGTTTTTTGGAAACTATCCAAAGACCGAGAAATCAAAGAGTTCGCCCTAGCAATGCGAACGTCGCTTCGGAACGCAAGGATCGACTTCGTGAGGTCTGAGAGCAGCCGAAGGAAGAAGATCGAGCACTACCTGGACGAGCATACCACAGAGAGTGAAGGCGCGCCAACGCTGGTACTCAAAGCTGATGTGGATGTCGAAGGGGAAGCGCTTCAAAATGAAGAAAAGAAGAGAACCAACCAGCGCCAACTGATTGATTCCCTTCTCGAATCTGCCAAGATTCTGTTAGATCCAACGATGATTGCCGTCATCGAAGGAACCATGCGCGGTGAGACTCCGAATGCGATCGCAAAATCGCTCGGGCTTCAACGCAACACCGTAGACCGTAAACTACGACGTCTTGCTCGAAACTATGACCGCAAAGTTCACGGAGATTTATCCGATTACTTGCCGAAAAGTCTTCGGCTAAGAAGCGAGTTTATATCGGCCTAGGTAGAAAAACCGAGAACGGCTTTTCAGGCATGAAAGTCGTTCTCAATTAAATTATAACATACAAGACGCTTATGTATAATACTTACCTAAAAATTCCAATAGTATACCTCGACGTTTAATATTTTACTCAAAAATTGAGTGCTTGTCAAACGCTTCTTTAACCATGCCCAAAACTCTAACGGAGGCTAACTATATGACTACAATACGGCTAACAGCGGGAAAGGTTTCGTTTTCCCCGAAAAATAATTCGAAAAATCCACGCAGCGTTGACGTCGCCTATCACGGAGGCATCGAAGAACACGAAGATATCGCGGATTACTATTCGCCAGAACTCACGTTGAAAGGGGTGCGCGTCGGATGAGTATCGCTATTGATCCGAAGGCCGGCACGCATTTCACCGGCAAGATATTCGTCACTCCTCACGCTTGCGACCGCGCAACCGAACATTTCGGAATCGACCGCAGCAAGGCGCCAATGTTCGTAATGGATATCCTGCGCAAAGCCGCGCTAATCGATCCGGACGTAATCGACGATAACGGAAACTCCGCCCGCATGTTCGCACATAACCGCGTTGTCCTTATCGTATCGCCGACGGAATCGACCGTTATCACAATCCATCCGCAATCGCAGGCTAACGAGATTGTACGCAGTCCGATCGAAAGGATTATCCAACGCGCGATTAAGGCGGCTCAGCGCAAAGAGGTACGCGAAACTAAACGTATTACGGTACAGAAGGCGGAGTTAATGGTTGAGCGCGCTAACTGCGAATTACGGCAAGCGAAGTCTGAATCCGTTAAGGTTATCGCCGATATGAACGCAAAGATAACGGAAATTGACGTTGAAATTGCGAAATTGGAACGCGAATTGTTCGATATCAAACGCGAAAAGAAGACGATTATGAAAAGCGTAGCTGCTTACGTTTGAATAATGCCGATGTTCCTGCGTCGGCTACGCGTTATCAACGTGAAGGACCGGGGTATCTCGGTCGCCGAATCCGCGTGTTTCGGAAAGTAGCGTTGATGTCGCGTCACGGGCGCAGGAAAGACGTGTCCGAGCGGAAGGAGCCGTGAACCATGCGGAGACTGCGAAAGCTCTCACCGCGCACGTAGAGAGGAGGGCCGCGGAATAATCCGCCGTCACCTTGCCGAAGCGTAAGCCGCAAACCTGCGGGTCGACACGTAGGCGAGCGCAATCCTTCCGCACAAAATAAACGAAAAGGAACGTGATTAAATGTCCATTCGCGACCAACTGAAAAAGCGTGAAGAGGAACGCAGCGCACCGAAAGGAAACGGACTGAACGACGGATTGCCGGAAGGCGTAACGCGATATGTCCGACTTGGTGCGGAATTGAAAGATGGCCGCCAATTCGTTATGCTCGCAGACCCGGATAATTGGTTCTTCTACCACTGCCACGAGGACGGAGATTACGCCACGCGCGCAACTTACGTCAGAAAACACACTTGTCTCCATTCTCCGAAAGAAGTCGGCGCCAACTTTACCGCGTATCAAAAGCCGAATGGCGGCGTATGCATCTCGTGCAAAGCGAAGGCCAAGCGCAAACTCTACTTTATGATTCCGGTATTCGACCTCGAGTATATGACTTGGCGCGTCCTGGACGTTAAAGAGTTCCACGCGAATAACTTAATCGGCGACTACGACAAACTCGAGAAGGCCGCGAAGAAATTCAACAAGGAATATTCGATCGTAGGCGACGTAATCAAAATCGGAAAGACGTCCGACGGTAAGTCGTATTCCCTCGAATCGGGCGACGCAGACGTACCGGCAGAGGCCGCTCAGTTTGTGGGATTCGCGTTCCCTTACGAAGAACTCGCCAATTTCCGCGAAGAGGACGATATCATCGCGCTGCTTAACGAGGCCGATCCGGACCATATCGATAAGTCCGTATTGCCTGGCGACACTGTCCAGACAAAAACGCAATCCAACGATAACGTAACGCCAATCGACGACGGACCGCTCGACATTTCGGAAGAGGACTTGCCGTTCTAACACGCAATCAACCGAAAGGAGGCGGCACATATGGACGTAGCAGGCCCGGAAATGCGCAATGTTACCGTCTTACTCAACGTTAGGGATGCGAAGAAGCTGCCGCAAACGGGCGCCTATCTTTCGAAGTTCCTGACGAATCTAACGCAAGAACACGGACTGTTTGCGGTCAGCATAGCGGTGAGCGTCGAACCTGCGGAGTCAACCGCGTTCGGCGCCGCACAGCCGCCGGAGGAGTCTAACGAAATCGAAATCGTATGTATACCGGAAGGGGACGAATGAATGGCGCACATTACTGAAATCGTTGGACAAGTATCGGAGGCTTTCGCACGGACGGCGTTAATCTGCGCCGGCTGGACGGTGGCGAAGACGGAGACGCGGGAATCATACGACATTGTGGCGCGAGAGCCTAATAATGGCGCATGGAAAACGTTCCAAGTCAAGACGATCAAGCTCCGCTCGGACCGCCGTAATGAAATGGTCGTTTATGCGCGGAAAGGTAACGGAGAGGCTTATACGCAGCCAGAAGCCGACTATATTATTGGCGTACTTGGCGCGAAAGAAGCCGAAGCACCGCGCGTTTGGGTATTCGAAAATACCGGACTTACCGAGTATTGGGCTACGGAAGCGAGCGCAGAAAAGCGTTGGATTGAACTTCCGCTAAGTATTCAGCGCGAAATCTATACGCAGCAGACGCTGGACGGTCCCGTTGAGGTTGCGGCGGTATGACGCAGTTTGACCGTTTCGCACCGCCAGACGAGCCGGCCGTAGTCGCAGAGTGTGCGTATTGTCACCGCGAAATCTACGCAGGCGACGAGGTTAAGCGGATTGATGACGTGGGCGGCTACGTTCACGCTAATTACGGAACGGACTGCGCAGTCAAGTACGCAGAAGAACGAGTATACGACGCAATGGGAACGATTAATATCCGAGGGGAGATCGATTAAATATGGCGAAATTGAGCGTAGTAGTTCCGAGTAATGAGGTCGAGGTTAGGGGCGCGAGTGGCGAAGCTGTTAAATACCGCAAGGTTGAGCGTAAGGCGCAGGCGGGCGATATCGTTAAGGCGCTAACTGATCGTAATACTGACGTAGATAAGGGCGCATTCTATGAAGTTATTGACGCGGATGGGGAGACGGGTTTCTGCGATAACGTCGGAGACCTTCGTTGTGCTGGGTTGCGCTATCATCCGCAAAGATTCGAAGTCTACGAAAAGGTGACGAGGCCGGCTGCGGTTGAGTATCGCGAGGTTAAGCGTGAGGCGGAGGTCGGAGAGCGTATTCGGATCGTTGATAAGTATCCAACCGAAGATAAATATGAGAATGGTGCCGAATTTGTTGTATGTAACACAGACGGTGACGGTGATGTACGCGTCAGGATTCCCGGAAACTCTCGCAAACTTGTCCTCCTAAGTGAATACGCCGTAATCGAGCCGGTCAATGTTGCCGAGCCAGCACCGCAGCCTGAACGCTTGAAAGTCGGTGAGTACGCGAGGGTTATCGGCAGTTCTCACCGTAGCTTTTTCGGAGGGAAAGACGGGGATGTCGTTAACATCGTCAGAGAATCGGATAGTCGATACAAGTGCGAACGTATTGACGGTCACGACTACGGTGGAAATCCGTGGGCTGATCCGGAAAGTCTAGTCCGCGCCACCGAATCCGAAGTCGAAGCCGCCAAAAAGGCCGCTGAACGTGCGAAAGCAATCGGAGAGTTTGCGGACGGCGGCTATGCGGTAGTGGTTGACGTGAGTAAGTCGCATTGTCTGGCCGGATTTAAAGACGGAGATTACGTTACCGTCGAACTTTACGAACCTGACCACCGCATTTATCCGCTGAAGGTTGTCGGAAATAACAGCGGTTACTGCAACGCCGACGCACTCCGCAAGGTGACGCGTGAGGAATACGAGGAGGCGACGAAGTCGAAGCCGGTGTTTAGCGTTGGTGACTACGCGAAAGTTATCGCTGATAACTACGAACATCGCGTCGGACATATCGTCCAGATTACTAAGATCACCGACGGCCCTTTCGATTCTTTTGATTACGCAGTTAAACGCCTCACTTACGGCGGCAATGGATATATCCACGCGAAGAACATCGAAAAGGTCAGCGCAGAGGAGGTCGCACGTATCGAAGAGGAAGCGAAATGGGCGGCGATCGGGCGGAAAGTCGGCGAGATTAGAAAGGGCGATATCGTTGAGGTGGTGAACAGCCGCGGAGGGCACGCACCAGTCGGGCATATCGGCGAGACAGTTAGCGCAATGGACCATAACGGCGACATCAGAGTAGCGACGGTTGATCGTCCGAGTGGAAGTGCGTGCTGGTCTAAGGTAAAACTCATTGTACCGGTCGAACAACGCTTTGACCGTGCGGAAGGAGGCGTATCCACATCGAAATAAAACTTTCGCTTAACCGTCCGGACGACAGCGCATCAAGAGCGGTAGCACGCGAAGCTGTCAAAGCGGCAGCCAAGCGGAAGAAAGACGCATCCGAAACCGTAGAAGAAGCGATCGAACGCGTTAGCCAAATGAAATTAACGGACCGCGAGCGCCAACTCGTAGACATCGTTAAGGAATCCGTCAAGACCGGAGAGACAGGCAGTCTCCGGTCCGGTGGCGGACAGATTTCGAAGGCGGACGTATTAGCGGCAGGATCGCGCCTACTCGCGGAAAGGAAGCACAGTGAGCGCGCGGAAAGGATCGCGGAGACATTACGGTCAAAGCCGGCCAACTTCCACATACTGACGGACGACGCGGAATTACCAGCGTTCATCGAGCGTGTGAGAACGGAATGTCGGCGGCAAATGGCGGAATGGACGGACCGCTGGCGCATACTCGGCGTTGAAACGATGACTGCGGGCGACTTCGAAGGTACCGGCGTAGATACGTATATCGACCTATCGATTGGCTTTTCGATATGGCTGCCGTTATTGGACGAAGGCTACTATCTTCCGTACGGTCACGTTGATATGCGCGGCGAGGACGGCTTCGATTTCCTGGATGATACATGTGCGTTTAAGGCGGACGATAAGCAGCTCACACGTTCGAAAGTGCTGGCGGCCATTAAGCCGTATTTATCGAGCCAGGCGCACGGCAAGTCGTTTCACATGGGGTCGGCGCGCTATGACCTTCACGTTGCGATTAAAGACGGATACGAGATCCGCGGCTGCGTATGGGACTCGTTGGATGCGATGAACTCGCTAAATGAGCACGAAGAGTCTTTCGGTCTCAAACCGCTAATCGCGAAATACGGTGCACACTTCGGCATAAACGGTCCAATCTACACGTTCGAAGACATGTTCGGCAACCGGTCGCCAGCTCCGTTCAGCGTCGAATTGGTCGGCATCTACGCGATTAAGGACGTTCTCTACGGATGGAAACTGACGGAATGGCAATTCGCTCAAATGGCGAAAGCTCCGTCCGCTAGTGGCGCCGGTAAGCTGCTCGAATGCTATGCGCTCATTGACTCGAAGTTGCCGGAGACGGACGTATTCATGGCGCGGTGCGGCTTCGTCGTGGATCTCGACGGACTTGCGGAGTTAGAGGCGGAGTTCACGCCATTGCTCGAAAAGGCGCGCCAGGACGTTGTTGATTCGTACAAGATCGACGCGGACTTTGTTCGGAAGATGGACCGTACGCTTAACGCTAAGAAGGTCGAGGCGTGGGTTGAGGCGCAGCGCAAACGGATCGCACGGAATAAAGAGGCGCAGGAGAAACAGCGCGCTATTATCGCGGAATGCGAGGCAGCCGGCAAAACAACGCTTAAGAAATATACGAGCGCGGTCGCTAGGCTTGCGGAGCTGCAGACGGAAGCGCGCGAATTGTCGCCAGCAGACGAGGAACACGCGCCGTTATTCGTAGAGGAGTTTACGATAACGAACGGAAATCACCTGGCGTATCTGATTTACGATTACCTCGGCATTCGCGATCGTACCGGCCAGTTTAAGCGCGGCAAGACGCGGTCGACGGCTGCGGAGATCCTCGAAGTTTATTACGAAGAGGAAGAAGCGCTAAAACCGCTGGCGGTCGTTGCTGCGTACGAGAAATTGCTGAATACGTACGTGAAGAAGATTCCGGATGCGCTCGAAGGAGACGGGCGTCTGCATTCCGAGTTCAAGGCGGGCGGTACGGCGACAGGGCGGTATAGTTCCGCAGGATATAGCGGCAGACCGATCGATATTCTAAGCGAATTTGAAACGGAGGGGTAAGCGTGATTATAGCGTGGACGGCATTTGTTATTCTGTCGTTAATATCAGGTCTTAGTTTAATCGGACTTGTGTTATCTTTTTTCTTTGATACAGCAAAAGAGTCGGCTAAGTTCTTCTGGATTACGGTAATTTTCATATTTCTTTTGTCGTTCCCAGCGCAGTACATCTTTGGAGGTTGATCGATGGGGATGACGATAACTGACGCCAACTATCACGCCATTGTTCGTAAACTCATCGCTGATGAGCGCAAGGTAGCGAAAGGGACGAACCTGCAGAACATGCCGTCAAAAGGCGCAGGCAATCGCGTCCGTAATCAATTCATACCACGCGAAGGCTTTACGTTTATCGGCGCTGATCTCGGCCAGATCGAGCCTAGAAATATGTCGCACATAATGTACGTGAGATACGGAGATAACTCCATGCGGCAAATCTTCTTAGACGGCGTTGATCTTTATACAACGATGGCAATGATGACGTTTGGCCTGGCGCAAGAATATTGCGTAGACAAGGCGTACGATCCGACCGGCACGTTTCAGCCGCGGAAGATGATGAAGACCGGCCAACTCGCGGTATCGTACGACCAATCGCCGAAATCGTTCGCGAAGAAAATGAACGTAACGGACGATGTGGCGCATATGTTCTTCGAAAACTTCGACCGTACATTTCCGTCGTTTAAAACGATGGTGGCAGATATCCGCGAGTTTATGCGCAGACACGGGTACGTAGAGACATTGGACGGACGTAAACGTCGTTTTCCCGATTATAAATCCGTTGCGGCAGCGCAGACCAAGAACGAGCAGCGTTTAATACGGTTATATACCGAGCGGAAGGCGCTTCGCAATATAACAAAACCATCTCCACGCGATGAGCAGAGAATGCTCGCGGTACAGGACGAAATCGATATCTTAGCGGCTAAGCGCGGTCTCATCGGATATTGGGAACGCGCAGCATTTAACGCGGTCATTCAAGGAACAGGTGCGGACATCCTCAAGCGCATCGGCATTCGCATTGCGCAAATTTGTCGCGAACGTGGTTGGGAATTTAACGCCTCCATACACGATGAAATTATCGTCAGCGTACCGGACGAGCAGGTGACGCCAGAAACGATTGCGCTCATTAACGATGTAATGACGAAGACGACGGAATTGAGCGTGCCATTGACGACCGACATCGTTATACAAAAACGCTGGATGCAGGAATTCGGTCCGGACGATTGGGATTACGCGAATAACCGGCCGCTGCCGGAGTTCGCAGATAAATATAAATAAGGAGTGTGGTTTTCATTACACAATCAATCGCGGATAAAATAGCGCAAGACTTTACGGACTACCTTAACGCTTGGCACTCAGCGCCCGAAGTGTACGACGACGCACTCGACGCGCAGATTCACCGCTGGTACGCAGACATCTTATCGGACAAGTCGCGCAAAGTATGGCCGCCACGAGGCATTCCGTATTTCTCGCCATCGTCGGCCGACACAGATCCGCGCGCCTTATACGAAAAAGTTCGCGGTGCTAAACGGGAAATTAGCGCCAGCCAACCGAATCAAGGGCGTCAGACTCGAATCGGTACCGCGATCGGCGACGTTATCCAGCGCGATATTCTATTCGCAGAGAAACATATGAGCGCCAGCCGTTTCGCATTCGAACGTAATGACCGCGGCGAGCCGATGTTCGAAAACTTTGCACAGATAGCGAAACGAATTACTCATCGCGGTAAGCAATTCGCGTTATACGGTACTTGCGACGGCATCATGCGCTATGTCTCCGAAGATGGCGAAGTGCTGCGCGTCGGCCTCGAGATAAAGTCGAAGCAATCGACGTATGCGAAAACGTCTCCGTATTCAATGCGTAATGGCGCGGAAGACAAGCACGTTAAGCAATGCGTCTGCTACTCGATCATGTACGACGTTGACATCTACGTCATCATCTACGTAAACGGCGCTCGTAAGGCGTGGGACATGTCTGCGGAGGACTTCGAAAAGAATCCGGATATTATGGCGTTCGGCGTCTATATTACGGATGCTGACCGCGCTGAAATTCTCGATCACTTTGCGGACATTGTAACGGCAGCCGACTCAAGCACTCCGCCAAAGACCGATATAAGTCGCTGGACGTTTAATCCGTATAAACGGTTGATATCAGCGTCATTAACAGACGAGGAAATAGCGCAGATTAAACGCGAAGTGAGCGCGATTCAGCGATCAGGACTTCCGGACTGGCGGAAGAATAGCGCGGTAAAAGCATTGGCGGAAATTATGAAACTACGAAATGGAGGCGCTGCTTAATGTTGGAACGGATTGCGACCGGTTTACTATTCGTTGGACTCGGCGGTGCGGTAGCGCTCGGCGTCGGCTTCGTAATGGAGCTAATATTCGGTGACTCGACGCTATTCCTGCGCATTGTTGCCGTAATACTCGCGCTAGTCCTGTTTCTGTGCGGATACTATGGCGGAGAGGAGGCGGTCGATTCTGGCGAAGACAACGATACACCTCGGACTTGATACGTCACTCACGAAATCAGGCTTCGCAATCATATCCGTCACTGATCGGAAACCGACGTTAGTTGATTACGGACTTATAAAATCTAACGCTAATCTATCGGACGGAGAGCGTCTTCGTCAGATTCACGCAGGCATAACGGGGATCATAAGCAAATATCCGATAGAACGAGTGATACCGCGAGAAGCCGGCATCGTGCGGTTTAACCTTCCGACAAAACAGATATTCAAAAGCCACGGAGTAACTGAGTTCGCACTCGCGGATTACGAAATTTACGACATCAATATACAAACGGTTAAGGCGTGGGCAAGGCGGATAACGGAATCGCCAGGTAAGCGGAACGATAAGGCGATGATTGCGGAAGCCGTGCGTATATTCTTCAACCTGCCGGACTTACCGCTCAATAAAGACGGCGACGAGGCGGATGCAATCACGGTAACGCTGACGTACTTAATTCGCGAAAATCTAATAGACGGAGGGATTGCGTAATGACGTGGATTGTTTTCGCTTGTGATTGTGGTTGCGGTTTTGCTATTCCGAAATTTGAAGTTCCGGAAGACGTAAGTTGTCCGTCATGTGGTAGCGAATGGGATGTCGACGAAACTGGCGAAGGTATTATCGATCCGAACATCGTTCCGCTGTGCAGTGGTGTATGAGCCGCGACCAACTTCTCGCCCACTACTTACGCCACGAACGCGAACAGTTAACGGAAGCCCTCCGCATTAAGGGCGAAGATATCGCAAGGCTATGCGCCAGACTCTCGCAGATTGAGCGCCAAATACAAAAATACGAAACGGAGCGATGACATATCACGCACACACCGCAATATGTAACGAAGCCTAATAACCGCCGACTTACGTTCGATCCAGGCCGCCTATCCACGTTCGCCGACCGGATTCTCTCCGGTTTGGCCGGCGTAGATAAGACGCAGCTCCTACGCGGCGTCAACGCCAAGCTACGCGCCGAATCCGTATCAGGCGATGAGATTACGACGGCCTTCGCTATGTCTGCGCTTGAACTCGTAACGAAGGAGACTCCGGAATGGAAATTCGCGGCGGCTCGTGCGCTATTGACTACGCTGTATAAGAAGGCCGCAGTTAATCGGCGCTATAAGGCGTATAGCGACCGGCCATACGGTGCATTCCTACCGCTAGTCAGCGAACTGGTCGAGCGCGGCATCTATCGCGAGGAATTGCTTAGCGCGTACACACCGGAACAGATTGCGGCGCTTGGCGAGTGTATCGACTACCGACGCGATTTACTTTTCGATTATATTGGATTACTTACGCTGCAGGAACGTTATCTCGCGACAGATTTCGAAGGACGTGTTATGGAGCTTCCGCAAGAACGCTATATGGTTATCGCAATGTTCCTTATGCAGAATGAACCGGCCGACAAACGCCTTGATCTCGTCAAAGAGGCGTATTGGGCGATGTCCAATCTGTACATGACGGTCGCGACGCCTACGCTATCGAACGCAGGCAAGGCGACGGGCGGACAGTTATCATCGTGTTTCATCGATACGGTCGACGATTCACTCGAGGGTATCTTCGACTCTAATACGGACGTAGCGCGCCTATCGAAAATGGGCGGCGGCATCGGCGTTTACCTCGGCAAGGTGCGCGCAAGAGGATCGGACATCCGCGGCCATAAGAACACGTCAAGCGGCGTCATTCCGTGGATTCGGCAGCTCAACAATACGGCCGTCAGCGTAGACCAGCTCGGCACACGTAAAGGCGCAATCGCCGTCTATCTCGACGTATTCCACAAGGATATCCTAGCGTTCCTTGACCTCAAATTAAACAACGGAGACGAGCGGATGCGCGCGCATGATATCTTCCACGGCGTCTGCATTCCGGATCTCTTCATGGAAACGGTCGAGCAGCGCGGCGAGTGGGCGCTATTCTGTCCGCATGAAGTCCGCAAAACATTCGGATGGGGCCTCGAAGACTTCTACGATGAGGAAGTCGGCGCCGGCTCATTCCGCGAGAAGTACGCCGAAGCGCTGGCGCATCCGTTGTTACCGCGAATTACCGTGCAGGCGATCGATATTATGAAGCGCATTATGAAGTCGCAACTTGAGACCGGCACGCCGTACATGTTTTATCGAGATACCGTCAACCGCGCGAACCCGAACAGTCATCGCGGCATGATCTATTCGTCGAATCTGTGTACGGAAATCATGCAGAATCAATCGCCGACCGTGACGGAAACTGAGGAACTCGTAACGAAGGACGGTCAAACGCGCATCATCATTACGAAGGTGCCAGGCGATTTCGTCGTATGTAACTTGAACTCGATTCACTTGGCGCGTGCTGTTCCGGACGGCGTCCTCGACCGCTTGATTCCGATACAAGTCCGCATGCTCGATAACGTTATCGATATCAACAATATCGAAATCCTGCAGGCGCAATATACGAATCAGCAATACCGCGCGGTCGGACTCGGTACGTTCGGTCTCCACCACCTACTCGCGCTTGAGGGTATCCGCTGGGAATCGGACGAAGCCGTCGCCTACAACGACCGCCTGTACGAAGACATCGCGTATTTGACGATAAAGGCGAGCGCTGACCTGGCGAAAGAAAAAGGCGCATATCCTGCGTTCGAGGGCAGCGATTGGCATAGCGGAGAGTATTTCGCTAAACGCGGTTATATCGATCCAGTAGCGGACACTATCGTTGCCGACGACAGATGGGCGCAGTTAACGCTGCAGGTCGTTCAGCACGGAATCCGTAACGGCTATTTACTCGCGATCGCACCGAATGGCTCAACGTCCATTATCGCGGGTTCGACCGCCAGTATCGACCCAATTTACGAGCTGCTGTCGTACGAGGAAAAGACGACGTATAAAATCGCTAATCCTGCGCCAGACCTTTCGCCGGCCACGATGTGGTACTACAAGACCGCGTTCACTATCGATCAGCACTGGTCGATTAAGGCGGCCGCAGTCCGTCAGCGTCACGTTGACCAAGCGCAATCATTCAATCTTTACGTAACGCCGGATATTAAGGCGAGCGCATTCTTGGCGCTTCATATTGACGCGTGGAAGTCCGGAATCAAGAGTAGCTACTACATTAGAAGCCGTGCATTAACGATTGAGGAATGTCAGAGTTGTTCGTCTTAATACGATGAGGGGGCTGCAGATGAGTGGTCGAGAAACGTGGAGACGTATCGAGGGGTTTTGCAACTACGAGGTCAGCGATACCGGCTTAGTTAGGAACATAACCACACGTAGAGTTATGAGAGGAAACCCTATTAAAGGAGGGTATCTACAAATATGTCTGGTTAGCCCTTCACGCGAAAGAAAGATGTTCTTAGTTCACCGCCTAGTCGCTATTGCTTTCATCCCTAATCCCGATGGTTTACCAGAAGTTAATCATAGAAACGGGATTAAAACTGATAATTTCGTATCCAATCTTGAGTGGTGTGATCGCAAATATAACATCAGGCACGCGTTTGCTACCGGACTTTTTGACGGCAGGAGGGTTAGGGGAGAGGATAACGGTAATTCGAAACTAAAAGATTATCAAAGGATGGAGATATTAGCCGACCAACGGACACTCTCGGAGATAGCTAAAGACTACGGGGTGACTCCGCAGGCTATATGGCACATAAAACATAAGTTTAAAGCTTCATAACTCACCTGCTGCAAATAACGAATAGGAGGGCGATATCTTGCGCCAACAAGCGATATTCAACACGAACGCACCGAATAAATCTACGCGGATTATTGACGGAGAGTGCTCCGGTATTCTCAACTGGAACGATATCCGGATGCCGCATATGTATAAGCTGTACAAGGTCCTGCTGCTCAATCACTGGATAGCGGACGAAATTCCGATGGCGAAGGATGCGCAGCAATTTGCGCGTCTGGACCCGGAAGAACAGCGCACGTTCAAGATTAATATCGGATTGCTCGCGGTCCTGGACTCGATGCAGACGATGTTCGTCGGCGATGTTAAGCGATATTTTACCGATAGCTCACTCGAAGCAATCGCGGCCATTATCGGACAGCAGGAGGTCGTGCACAATCAATCGTATTCGTACGTGTTGTCGTCGATCGTAAGCGATAAGGAACAGCGCGAAATCTTCGAATACTGGAAGCATGACGCTGTGTTGCTCGAAAGGAATACGTTTATTAGCGCGATATACCAGAAGTTCCGCGATGAGCCGTCGCCGCAGACGTTTTTCGAAGCGCTGGTCGCGGATCTCATTCTCGAGGGCATCTTCTTCTACAGCACGTTCGCGTTCTTCTACAACCTGGCGCGCGATCAGAAGATGATGGGAACGTCGCAGATGATATCGTATATTCAACGCGACGAGAACCAGCATTGTTATTTCTTCGCGGAAGTATTCAAGCAGCTTCTCGTAGACTTCCCGGAACTCGATACGCAGGCCAATCGCGATTACGTTTACGCAACGATCGACCGTGCCGTCGAACTCGAGACGAATTGGGCGCGCTATACGCTCGCTAACGTCCGCGGCATTGATCTCGGCGAGCTGTCCGATTATATCCGGTACATTGCGAACAGACGCCTGCGCATGATGGGACTGCCGAATCTATACGAAGGCGTCGACGTTAACTGTATGCCGTGGATTAAACCGTTCTCGGACGATGCGCTCAACGCAACGAAAACGGACTTTTTCGAAGGGAAGTCGCGCAATTACGGCAAAGTGGGCGGCGACAACGGATTCGACGATTTATAAACGAGGGAGGCGGATAATTTTCCGTCTCCTTTTTTGCGTTTAGGTGTACGGTTTCTAGTTGACGTACGTCTAGGTATATGTAAGGCGCAAAAATAATTACCGCAAACTGTGCGGAAAGCGCCTGAGAGGGAACATATACAGGGAAGGCGCCAATACGCCGCGCCGGAACCAATCTAACGAAGGAGGAACGCACGCTATGCCACTACCGAAAGACTCGCTATTCTTCGGATTCGCCGCCAAGCTAACGGACGAGCAGCGCGCCTATGTTAACTCGATATTCGACCGTCAGCTCACGATTGTTAACGCGCCATCAGGTACCGGAAAGACTACGCTCGCTGTCGCCGTTGCGAAACTGCTCGGAAAGCCGCTAGTCTACGTATTCAGTCCGGTCGAAGAAGGGCGTATGGGATTCCGCCCAGGCACGCAGCGCGAAAAGGAAGCCGCGTATATCACTCCGCTAACCGATGCGCTGTATGAGATCGGCGAGAATCCGTCGAAATCGATATTCGATCCGGAGAATATGGAGGCGCAGAAGCGCGGTGACGTGTGGGTGTATCCGATGTCGCACGTATTCGCTCGCGGCATGAACCTGAAAGGGAAAACGGTAATCATCGATGAGGCGCAGAACTTAACACGCGGCGAGCTTAAAAAGGTGCTTACGCGGATTCACACGGACTGCCACGTCATCATTATCGGACATGACGGTCAGTGTGATCTCAAGGACGCCGGTAAATCCGGATTTGTCCCGTACATCGAACATTTCCGCAACGAACCGTATGCGGCCGTATGTGAGTTGACGGTGAATTTCCGCGGTAAGCTGGCGCAGCACGCCGATAAATTACGCTGGTAAAGCGAGAGGAGAGGACGCGAATGAGTCGGTCGCAAGAACATTACGCTATTCTCCGCGACAACTATCCGTACGGACTGTCGAAGAAAAACCGATTTTTGCGCACGTACAGCCGGAAGGTTGACGCGGTAAGGTCTGCGCAGGACTTAGCGGCTGATGACGAGCGCTTTGGTCGCGGGGAGCATACGTACGAAGTCGTGTGCGTTACATTTACGAAGGAGGACGAGAAATGAACGATAAGATTGCGGAGTACATCGAATCATTGGCGCAACAATTAGGCGTGGCCGTGACGCATGTCTACGAGGTGATGGCGCGTCAGATGGTGGCGGAAGGGATTACGTACGGACTGTTGAGTCTGGCAGTGGTCGTCGTCATACCGATTGTCGTATATAAGTTGGCGCGGCTCACAATGGAGAAGTACAACGAAGACATGGAATTTTACGTGTTTATGGGCTGGTTTATTGGTGGTATCGGCGCATTAATTTTATTCGCCGCGAGTCTGCTAAGCCTGCCGGATTACGTAATGCACGTTGTTAATCCGGAATATTACACCGTCAAAGAGATTCTTGACGCACTCAAATAACGAAAGGAGAACGCCGATTGAACGGTAAACTAACGCAAATCTTCACAATGCAAAAAGCGCTGGATGATCGCATCATTTCCGAACGCGGCATCGATAAGACGGTTGACGAGTGGGTTATCGGAATCACGCTCGCAATGGAGTCCGAAATTGACGAGATCCGACGCGAAGTTAACTGGAAGTGGTGGAAGAATCCGAAGCCGGTCGATAAGACAGCGCTGCAGGGCGAAGTCATCGATATGTGGCACTTCCTCGTAAGCCTTTCGGACAAAGTCGGACTGACTGCGGATGATGTCTACGCAATCTATCTCAAAAAGAATGCGGAGAATCACGCCAGGCAGGACGGAACGAGCGCGAAAGAAGGTTACGGAGTGACGGCGGAAGAGGCGGCCGAGAACATGCGTAAAGCATTCGAAGCGCTTCCGTCAGTGTCGGACTTAATCGGCAAATGAGCCGGCGCAAATCATTCGCCGAACTCGCGGAAGAACACGCGCAAGCCTGGCGAGAGTTCGCGGTCGCTATCGGACTCGTACGCTTGGCGGAATGGCTTAACGGTAAATTAACGAAGGAGGAACGCAAATGAAACGCACACTAATCTTCGAAATGACTGCGCGGGTTCCGTTTGACGAGGAACTGGACGCCATTTATGACGCACTCAGTCCGGAAGAACAAGCGGATAAATTGCGCGAGATGCACGAGAACGGCCGCCAATGGCTCCGCGATGTAACGGACGACTGCGCAGACGTCACCGTCAACGTATACGTAAGTGAGGAGGACGCCAATTGACCGATAGAATCAACGTACTCGATAACGGATATGTCCGCCTGGTCGACGTAATGGGATCGGACTTAACCGTCGCAAATGCAGCGCGAGTATCCTACGCAAAGGAATCGCACGAGCTGACCGAGCGCGATATCCGCCTCATTAAGTTCCTCGCGCGAGAAGGCCATACGTCGCCATTCCGCCACGCCATCGCTCAATTCGAAGTGTACGCGCCGTTAATGGTTGCGCGCCAATGGTGGAAATATATCGTCGGCTCTGCGCACATGGAAGGAACCGGAGATAGCCTCGACGCTTGGAACGAATCGAGCCGGCGCTATATTACGGAGGAGTTGACGTTTTACGTACCGGAAGTCGGAGAATGGAGAAGCGCGCCAGAAAATTCGAAACAAGGTAGCGGAGAGCCAATCGAGAAAGATGACGGCCAGTGGTCCGCGATACTAACCGAGTATATCGAGGACGGCGTCCAACTATACGCTCAAGCGTTAAAGGAGGGAATCTGTGCCGAGCAAGCCCGTCTATTCCTTCCAGCTTACGGAATGTATGTCCGATGGTACTGGACCGCCAGCCTACAGAGTATCGCGCATTTCCTAGCGCAACGTCTCGAACACGATGCGCAGGTTGAAATCCAGGCGTACGCCAAGGCGGTATTAACGCTGATCGAGGCGCGATTCCCCGTCGCTATTGGCGAATTACTAGCGAAAGAGGAGGCGGTCTGATGGTATTATCTCTCTCGATATTCTTCGAAAACTGCGAGGAACTCGTTATCCCTACGGATGACATCGCGTTCCTACACATGTCCGATATTACGGAATCCATGACGTATTGTACTCGCCCTAATCCGTACCATCACGCAAACAAAAACGTTGGCTTCCTCCGCCTGAGTGTCGTAGATAAACCGGACTATCGCCGCATCACCACGTACAACGACATCGTATGCGTCGACGTAAACGGCGTTGAGTATAGCGTAGATTGGCACGAAGAGGACGAATACGATAACCGCTACCAATCGTCAGAAATACGCGAAGATGCCGGCCATATTAGCGTCGTCATTTCGAAAAAGGAGGCGGAGTAAATGCGCAAAGTCGAGATACGCGGCTATGTCGTATACGATCCGGAAGAAGTCGCAAGTGGCGATTTAATCTGCGGTCGAATCGAAGACATGCTATTCAACGAAGACTATCCGCGCGAATGGTCGTTCGAGGCCGTAAGCGATACGGAAGTACCTAACGAAGAGGAGGTGGTCACATCCGAGCAGTAATCGCGGCCATAGTCGCCGTATCAGTCGCATTTACCGGCGTTAGTACCGGCGTAGAGCAGGCGCAAGCAAAGACGGAATCAACAGGCAAGGTTCCGTCCGAATGGCGCACGTTCGAAGCCACCGCCTACATTGCGCTATGCGATACCGGTTGCAGCGGTATAACAGCGTCCGGAATCGACGTGAGGCACACGCGATATTATGGCGGACGAGTTGTCGTGGCGGTCGACCCACGCGAAATAGCGCTAGGCACGGTGTTCACAATCCGCCTGGCTGACGGCACGGAAATCGACGCGATCGCGCTCGACGTTGGCGGCGACATTAAAGGCGCGCGAATTGACGTATTGATGGCGAATTTGCACGACGCGAAGCAATTCGGAAGGCAAGCGGTAAGTATAAAAATCGAGGAGGAATCGAAATGAACGAAAATATCACGGTATTAAACGACGAAAAATTGGGCGGAATCGAACGCGAATATCGCGAGGTTAAACGTAAGGCGACCGTAGGTGAACGGATTAAGATTGTTAAGCGGTGGCCCCTCGAGGATCGGTACGACATCGGGGACATATTCGTTACGAGTAGTGTGCGTCAGTCCGATGGTTACGTCCGCGTCGATTCTTTAGGAGAGCGTGTTATCGCGTTAGAGGAATACGTAGTCCTCGAACCGACCGATATCGTACGACTAGCGTCCAAAGGGCGCATCGATGACGAGCGCCTCCGTATGGTCGACCGTAAGGCAGCGGTAGGCGAGCGCGTGATCGCGGTGAGCACGGCGCACACAGTCATCGACGATACCGAAGTTATGCACAGAATCGGAGAATTCGGTACCGTGTCAGCACGCGGCGAAGTATATAAAAACCGCGTTAGAATCAACGGATATTACGTTGTTGACGGAGATTACCGCGTACTCGAACCAGTTGAATCCGCCAAATCCGCCGAACCTACCGCCCCCTTATCCGCACAGCCACCGCTCGACCAGGCGGCCGCTAATATCGCCGCATTAACAGCGAAGGTGCAGGCGCTCGAGACTCGACTCAACGCCTTATACGACTGGCACAAGCGAGCGGCGATTGACTTGCGTGTTGCTCGCGAAGACATCGTACTAATCGAGGAAGGCGTCAGCGGCGATATCAAATCGCTCGAATCCCGTGTGGATACGCTCGAGAAGGCGAAACAGCCCGTCAAAGTTGCGGAAGGGCTGGCCGATGATGCGCCGCCGAGTTTCGCAATTCCTACGGTTAAGTCGCCGCAGCAAATCCGCGACGAAATCGTTGAGCGTGCGAAGGCTGACGTTAGAGCGCTGCTCGACCGAAATTATTATGCCGGATATAGTCCGACTATCTGGTTCACGGATAAAGACGGATCTTCTATAACGGATAAGTGCGATTTTATCGTTAACCGCAAAAAACGTACCGTCGTCGCCTTGATCTCGGTGATAAGAGGCGGTAAGCCATTCCGCAAAGGTATCGCCAAAGCCGCACCAAACGACGTATTTAACGCGCATATCGGACGTGCGATCGCGCTGCGACGTGCGCTTGGTCTCGAAGTGCCGGCGGAATACTTGAGCGTGCCGAATCCGGAGGAGCCGCGAGTTGGTGACGTTGTGTGCTGGGACATCGCGGGCCGGACCTACCGAATTGAAAACGGTATGCGCGTAGTATCGTTGGAAGACGGCCGTGATTATACGGACTACGCGTATCTAGCTAACGCATCCATTGTCGACGACAGCCGCGAGGAGGTGGGCGCATGATGATCGACACTTACGTAATCATTCGCAGGCCAAGCGGAGAATTAGCGCACAGCAAAGCGTACACAAGCCTTCGAGACGCTAAACTTGCGCTTAAATATCATCACGGAGGTCCGTACGTTAGTAACTACGCAGTTGTTAAGTTAAGCGCCATTCCGTCCGCGATGTATGCGGTACGGTCTGACGGAAAATGGATGGAGGTGTCCGCGAATGACGCTCCCTAACTTCGCAATAACTGGCGAAATGCGCAGCGGTAAGGACGCCGTTGCCGAATACATGGCGCGGAAATTCGGATACACTCGGTTCGCATTTGGCGACGAGCTTAAGCGTGATTTCCATCGCCGATATCCCGAAGTACCTCGCGAACCGAAACCGCGCGCCGGCTACCAGTTTCATGGACAGTTCATGCGCGAACAAATTGACGAAGATATTTGGGTTAATCGGTGCTTGGCGGAAATAGCACGAACGAGTCACAATTACGCAGGCTTCACGTTCCGCGCAGTCATCTCCGACCTCCGCCAGCCTAACGAGTTTCAGGCGTGTAAGCTCCAAGGCTTCGTCATCATCCGCGTAACAGCACCGGAAGCCCTCCGCATCGATCGCGCCATCAAGTCCGGTGACACGTTTAACCTACGCGACTTGACGCATGATACCGAAAGTCACGCGCGCAGATTTGACGTTGACTACGAAATCGTTAACGACGGGACGCTGGCGGAATTGTACGCGAAGGTTGACGAGGTGGTGCGCAATGTCTCCGCTTGAGATATACCGCGATGCTTACCGCGCCGGCTACTTTTACGGACGGATAGACGCGGACAGGGGCGCGCCATATGACGATAGGACTCCGCTAGAAAAGAACGCGCAACCTACTCCGCCTCAAAAAGCAGCCAACCGTCCTGATCCGCAATGAACACGTAGCGCCGCGCCTCCTGCGGTATCTGCGTCTTACGGTAGAAATGCGCCGCCGACACGTAGCCGCGTTTATCTACGTTGGCTGCGGTCGGATCTGACGCAGAACTAGCGAGACGGAGCGCGATTACTTGCGCCGTGTGGTCGTAGCCGAGCGTGACGCGGTTGCCGTTGCGTAGGTCATATAGCGCGATAATGTCCGATGACAGGCGTAGGCGGCGCTGCTTGTCCGTTGCTACGAATAAGTTGACGAGCGGAATTTCTTCGATATTAAAGCGTTGGGACACAGTTATCACTCCTTTAACGATAATTATACGTAAATTGAACGAAAAGTAAACGATATGGAGGCGGTTAGATTTGACGTTTAAATATATCGAATTGTTTGCCGGCATTGGCGGATTTCGTTCCGCATTGGACGGACTGGGCGGCGGGTGTGTATTCGCGTCCGAGATCGATAAATACGCAAGCCAAGCGTACAAGGCACTATACAACGGCGCCCAGGAATTACACGGCGACATTACGAAAATCGATGCGCACAACATTCCGGATCATGACGTATTGGTCGGCGGCTTTCCGTGCCAAGCGTTCTCAGTCGCTGGCCAGCGTAAAGGATTCGAAGATGCGCGCGGTACGTTATTCTTCGAGATTGCGCGTATAGCTTCCGCTAAACAGCCACGCCTGATGCTGCTGGAGAACGTGAAGGGGCTGTTATCGCATGATGGCGGCAAGACGTTCGAAACGATGTGCGTAATCCTTCACGATATTGGATACGCGATTGATTTCCGCGTTCTCAACTCGAAACATTTCGGCGTGCCGCAGAATCGCGAGCGTATTTTCCTAGCGTGTGATCGTAACGCGGAACATGCGGAATGGGACGTAACTGGGAGCGACGTGGTAGCGCGGGCTAAACGGAGGGTACGGGCGCTTGGGATTCGTACGTTTAACTTCGATTGGCCAGAGAACGGCGAAGTGACTACGCGATTGAGAGACGTTTTGGAAATGCAAGTCGACGAGAAATATTATCTGAGCGAGGAAAAGACGGCGAAATTGATTGCGCAGTTAGAAGAGCGCGGAATAGAGACGAATGTGGACGGCGATGGCTGCGCGATGGTCGGGCGTGTAAATATATCCGGGTACGATCAGAGAAAAAGAGTCTATTCGCCAGATGGGCTTTGTCCTACACCGAGTGGGCTGGGCGCCAGCGGAAACGAACCGAAAATAGTAGAAACAACAGTAATCGCTGGCTCACTCGAACACTACGGAAACGACCAGATGAACCGCGTCTATTCTGTCGACGGCCTTGCGCCAACAATCACGGTAGTCAGCGGTGGCGGACGAGAGCAGAAGATTGCGGAACCTTACACCGTTTTCCAAAAAACAACGAGCTGGACGACAACGGTCAAATATGACGAAACTGGCACGCTACAGGCCGCCCGACTCGATAAGGTTCCGCAAGTCGTAACACCACGCTACCGCATCCGCAAGTTAACTCCGCGCGAGTGCTGGCGCTTGCAGGGCTTTACCGACGCGCAACATGACGCAGTTATGAACGCAGGTATTAGCGATTCGCAGCGTTACAAACAGGCGGGTAATGCCGTCACAGTTAACGTTATTCGTGCGGTAGGTAAACCGCTAGTTAAACGGTTAAAGCAAACGGAATCGAGCGAAACAGGCAATCGTTCGACTTCGGAAATGGAGGCGGTCTAATGGGTGCAGTTAAAGTAGATACGGAAAAACAGGCGCGAGCCTACGAGGTGAAATACGCTCTCAACGACGCGGCTGGCGTAAAGGCGTTATTACGCGATCGCCACCGCATAGCCGAACGCCGCTACAAAGGCGACACGGCAGCCAGCGATATATTGATCGATTTGCATAGCGCAATTAACAGCGCCGGCCTAACGGAGCGCCAGACGGAGGCGATTGCGTGGGTATATGGCGTAGATTTGACGCAGAAAGACGCGGCGGCGCTTATGGCGGTGAGTCGCGAGGCGATTACGCAATTTATCGGAGAGGCAGCGTCCAGGATTGCGGCAGTGTTTGCGCGGTGGGAGTACGGTGAGGTAACGGTCGAATTTGACGAAGAGGAGACGGATAATGACGGACTATAAAACGCAATTCAACGAGGACACAGCGGCACTCATCGCAACCAATATCGCAGACAGAACGGAGCGTATGGCGGCTGTGCAGGCGCTAATCGACCGCTATATCGAAGCAAACGGAGAGGTACCGGATCGGGCGCAGCTTGAGCGCCTGACCGATTATGTATTGCGTGAGGAATTGACGGACCCGAATTTACACAAGGTCCTTCACAACGAATATCCATTCCTATCTGAGACGCAGCTCGAAAGGCGGAGATTCGGCGCACGCGGAAGCGAAGATTCGAATATGCGAGGCGAGGTTGCGCTTAATATTGGCGATGATATTGACGATTCAGCGAGCCGCCAACATAGCGGAGTAGGTTCGCAATTAGCGACGGACGGTAAGACGTATCGTTATCCGATTCGGCGCACGCGATCCAAGCAGGAGCAGATATTCCTCGATGAAAATACGAAGATACGAAATAAGCGACGGGCCAAACAGTATAAAAAAGACACCGCGCCAGGCGAAATAACGCGATATAACCTTTTCGAAAACGGTGGCGAAGTGCTGCCGTCTTTCGTTTCCTGTGTCGGAATTGCAGGACGCGTAAAACAGGAGGCGAGCGTAATATATGGCGATTAATATTGCGCTGCCTGACGATTATTACGACTTTCCTGCGCGCAACTACCGAACAGAAACGGCCGTACTTGGCGGTAAGGCTGGCGTTTACATTCTGCTCGACAAAGACGGGCTCGCGCTGTACGTAGGCAAGGCGGGAAACCTGCGAAGTAGGCTACGCGCTCACTTAAGCCAGCGGTCTCATATCGTCGATATCATTCCGTTCGTTAATAATGTCCGCGTATACTTCGTTCTAAGCGAATACGAGCGTGAGGTGTACGAGACATTCGCAATTCAGACGTTCCAGCCGTCTAAAAACCGCGCTAAAGTGTTCTTCGACCGGTATGGTGACGATGCGCAGGACGTTGAGGACCGTCTATTCGAGATTATGACGCGAATACGCGAGTTGGAAGACGAACGCCGATTTATCCTGCAGGACATTCGCGACGAGGAGGAAGACGAGCACGAGGATGAAGATTTCCGTAAATTTTCGCAATCATTGACTTACATTGAGTTGGCCGCCATTGACGACGAGATCCGGGAATTAAGAAAAGAGCGCGAAAAGTTACGCAATAAGTGACCTAATTACTTACAAAAGTGTGTTTTTACCGACTTAGTAAGTATAGGAGTCAATTTTAAGAGGCGCGGATCAATCTGCGTCTTTTTCTTTTTGTCTAAAACGAAATGGAGGCGTTATAAATGGCGCAATCAACGCGCGAACTAAACGTAAACATCAACGTTGACATCACAGAAACCATCCGCGGACTCAAAGCGATCCAGCGCGAGGCGAAGAAAGCTGCGCAGGCATTGCGGGAGTTGGAGGCGGCAGTTGACGCTGGCACCGTTCAATTAACGGGTGAGCCGGATATGGTGATTACGTCCGGAACGATTAGCGCAGGTAGTCCGGAAGATGCCCGTAAGATAGCGGACAAGTTGGCGAAGGCGGTGTCTGATGGCGGAAAATAGACGATTAGCAGATCCGGAAACGGGCGAACTTATATACGCGACGGTCCTCGATTATGGTGACCGCGTTATAACGGAAGCACAGCGTAAAGGAGCTGCGGAACACTTTGACCGCGAAACGTTCAAAGGCCGCAATGCCGGCTTTACCTTTACGTCTATGGACGATATCCATTACGTGACCGAGCGCCTGACAACGGCACAGTGCGGCTACTTGCTCGTTCTACAGTGCTACGTTGATTATGACGGCGGCCGAATCGTTAAGGCTCGCGGCGAATCGATGACTAGCGCGGACATGCTCGACGTTCTGCAGCTCAAACGAAAACGGAGTACGTTCTACGATTTCATGAGCGCTTGCCTGGAATCCGGTATCATTACGGAGGACGAATTCGGCAGCTACTACGTCAATCCGCGTTATCACTTCCGAGGAGCAACGCAGAATCGTGCGGTTATTCGTACATACACGGCAAAAGTACGCCAGGCTTACCGCGAAGTTAAAGCGGTTGATCTCGGCCTTATGTACCGCATGCTTCCGTATGTACACGTAAGTAATAACGCATTGTGCTCGAATCCTACGGAACGCGATCCGAAGAAAATACGCTGGTTCAACGGTAAGTCATTGGCGGCTGCGATCGGAGTCGACGAGAAGACATTGACGCGTAGACTTCCGCATATGAAGTTCGGAGGCGAGTACGTTATTGCGCGTACATCCGTCGGACCGCAGCGCATGTTCCAGTTTAATCCTAGCGTGTTTTATCGCGGAAACAAGACGCCTGACGAGTCGTTGGTTGCGAAATTTAATGGCCTGTCCGCTTAAAAAAGTGACCTTATTCGGACAAATCGGCGAAAAAAGTGACTTTATTCGGACACGTTAAAATGCCGTTCCACCGCGTAGTGGTGCGGCTTTTCGGCGTTTTGGGTGCGGAATTATATATAGTCTTTGTTAACGGAAAGGGGATAGCGCAATGTTCAAACGGATGAAATCGAATGTAGGCGGTAATGACCGGTCTCCGATTCAACTAACGGAAGTTAACGGAAAACCTGCGTTAGTGTTTGACGAAATGCCTGCGCTTGTTTTCGTAAGTAATAACGGGCATGGATCGTTTGATAAGCTGTATATTGACGGAGTAGAGAGCGTGACCCATCGGAATGTGACGATTACTTCCGAAGTAGGCGAAATAACTACGTACAGTCTTGATAAATACGCGATTAGAACGGAAGAAGTAGCGGAGGATATCGGCTAACGCCGTCACTTCCGACGCCTAACGGCGACGTCGTGAATCATATAATCTTTGTCCGCGTTAATCTTTTAAAAAGAACTAAACGCAAGGTAAGTGATACGAATCTGGACGGCAGCGCCGGACAGAGGACGAGGCGGTCTTCCTCGGCCATATCTTTATCAATAACGCTAACACTAACGTTAGCCTTAATCGGAGGGATTGCGCTATGTCTGACGTTATCATGCGGGATAGTGACGGTAATATTATCGGTACAGCTACGCTAGTAGAGGCGGTAATTGAATACGATATGTCTGCTAAGGTATCGGTAAGCAGCGTAGATACACGGAGTAAGCCGGAAGATGGTGCGGATTGGGATACGCTAAAGATGGAATTGATCGAAGGGGGATTGCGTTAATGAGACGGATTAACTCGTTTGTGATTGCGTTGATACTGTCCGTTTATATCTATAGCGTTAAATGGCGGGGACTAACGGAGTATAGTAGTTCCGATTAGGACGTAAATTACTACGTTGTAAACCTGCGAAATATATGCGGAAATTAGCGTATATAATAGAAGCGAAATTTTTACGAGTGGCTTCGTTAGTTGACGGAACCCTGCGATTATCCGCTGAAACGCTCCGGACGGACAGCCTTCGAAAACTCACGGGGTTCAGCGC